CTTGACGAAGCAAATAAAAAACTGAAAGAACTTGAGTACAAGATAGCCGATAACGATAGAAAGATTTCCGGAATGCAAAAGATGATTGATACAGCTATAAATGATAGAAGAATAGCAGAAGGTCTTGCGTGTTTTAATGATAAATGCGAACAACGAAAACCAAATAGCGATGAAAACAAGTAACAACGGAATTGAATTTATAAAAAGGCATGAAGTATTACGACTGAATGCCTATAAATGTACATCAGGGAAGCCGACTATAGGTTACGGACATACAAAAGGAGTTAAGATTGGTCAGACAATAACAAAAGAAGAGGCTGAACGACTTTTCAGAGAAGATTTAATTGTAGCTGAAAACGAAATAAACAGACACAATCTCAATCTTAATCAAAACCAATTTGACGCTCTGGTAAGTTTTGTCTTCAACGTGGGAATTGGAAACTTTCAAACCTCAACACTATTAAAGAAAATAAAGTTAGACCCGAATAATGAAAGCATTGAAAACGAGTTTAAGAGGTGGATATATAGTGGCGGTAAGGTTTCACTCGGTTTAATTAAGCGAAGAAAAGAAGAAGCAGAATTATATTTTAGCAAAAACTAAAGTTATGAAAAAAATATTTATTGTACTACTTATTTTAACGACTTTTACAGCGTGTAAAACGAAAGAAATACTTGTACCAGTTGAGCATGTTAAAATCGAGTATAAAGACAAGCTACGCATTGACAGCGTGTATAATCGAGATACTATGTATCTATTTACAGAAAATGACACTGTTTATCTTCAATCTATAAAATGGAGAGAGCGTTTCAGGATTGATACAGTCAACCTTATAAAAGTTGATTCAATACCTTATAAGGTTGAAGTTATCAAAGAGGTAAATAAACTAACGAAATGGCAACAAATAAGACTGGATGCATTAAACATTATTGTTATTCTCATTCTTATATACGCATTGATTAAAATCAAGTTATAGCCTAAAATCATAAACAATTGATATTCAATAGCCACAGAAAACCCTGTGGCTTTTTTGTGTTAAATAATCTTAAATCATAGAAAATAGTTGACAAAATATTTGGATTGTGTAAAACCACGTATTATCTTTGCACTACTAAAATAATTATTGGAAAATAAAAACTTACAAATTATGAACTTACAAAATTATTACAAGTCTATTCCGGAGCATACATCTCCGAAGAGCAATTGGATTAGACAGACCGCTGAACGATTGGGCGTTTCAGAAGGCACTGTTAGAACATGGGTGTATGGGAAAAACCAACCACGTGATAGTAGAATTTTAAAACAATTATCAGAAATAACAGGAATACCAGAAAATGAACTATTTAATTAAACTAAAATGAAAACAAAATTTAATCACGAGACCGTATTTGACACGGCAAACAGACTGATGACGTTTATTATCCATCCACGTCTTCAAATTGTAGTCAATTTCAACGAATATGAAATCTCAATTATAAGAGATGGAGAAGTAATCGACAGAGAATGTTTCAAGGGAGAGCCATTTTCTTTAACAGACTTGGAACTTATTTTACAACAAGCAAACGAGGCAGCAGAAACTTTAAATGAATTTAAAAAGTAACTATTAAAATTTATAATTATGGAAAAAGAATTAAATGACAAGTTAATTGCCATACAAAGCAATCTTAAAGCACCTAAGAATCAATACAATAGCTTCGGAAAATACTCGTACAGATCGGCTGAGGATGTATTGGAATCTTTAAAGCCACTATTGAAAGAGACCGGATGTTCGTTAGTCATATCAGACGAGATTATTATGATTGGAGATAGGGTATATGTAAAAGCAACCGCAACTCTTTCAGATGGTAAGAATAGTATTAGTACATCAGCTCTCGCACGTGAAGAGACAGAAAAGAAGGGTATGGATGGAGCACAAATAACCGGAGCAGCCTCATCGTATGCACGAAAGTACGCTTTAAACGGACTATTCTGTATAGACGACACAAAAGACCCTGATTCTACCAATCAACACGGTAAAGACGAACCATCTACGGCTAAACCTGTTTCTAAACCACAAGATACGACTAAACACGACATTGAACAGGCTAAGAAAGCATTAGAACAATGTAATGACAACGCATCCGTAGACGCAGTTGTAAAGTTATTTAAGAATCTATGGAAAGACGAAGAATTTAAAAATTTAGTTGCGGAAGCAAGGGGGAGGATACAATGATAGAACTAAAGAAATCCGGAATAGTATTTAATCCGGAAAACCACACCTATTGGTACGGAGACAAACAATTATTCGGTATAACAGGAGTAATAGGGAGGCAATTATTTCCAAAAAAATACGCAGATGTACCCGAAGAGCTGTTAAGGAGTAAAGCCGAAAGAGGAACTGCAATCCACGAAGGATGTCAGATGTTTGATGATTTTGGAATCATCGATAGAGAAGAAGTTCAATGGTATGCAGACTTGAAGTCAGAAATAGGATTTGATGTAATCGAAAATGAATATTTGGTTACTGATTATGACTATTACGCTTCTGGAGTTGATAAGGTAATGCTAATTGACGAAAAAATCTGCTTGGGAGACGTAAAAACAACATCTACATTAGACAGAGAATATCTTAGTTGGCAATTGTCTATATACAAGTACATGTTCAACATACTAAACCCAGATATTGAAATTAGTGGATTATATGCTATATGGATTAAAGATGGGGCTAAACTCGTTCAGGTAGATGAGATTCAAAGAGAAGAAGTAATAAGACTACTTGAGTGCGACAAGAATGGAGAAAAGTACGTACCGGTTTCTATTGTACCGAAAGAGTACGAGGATGAGGCACTTGCATTAGTAAAGAACATCGCAGAAATTGCAGAACAAATAGATGCGCTTAGTGAAATGAAGAAACAATATCAGTCTAACATAGAAGAGTTGTTTGAAAAATTCAACATAACGAAATGGGAGACCGATTACTTCATCATTACTAAACGAAAAGATTCTGTCAGGGAGAACTTCGACACGAAGAAATTCAAAGAAGAACATCCTGATTTGGCGAAGAAATATATAAAAACATCACCAGTTAAAGGAGGAATAGTAACTCAACTAAAAAAACAAGATTGATTATGGCAGACGGAAAAGGATTACGGTACAACGAAGGTAAAACCCAACTTGACTTAATTCCACCATCGGTTTTAGAAGGACTTGGAAAGGTGCTTACATTTGGGGCTGATAAATACGGCGAAAACAATTATCGTCGAGGCATGAAGTGGTCTAATGTTATAAATTCTTTGTTGAGGCACATAAACGCATTTAGAGATGGAGAAGACTTTGATAAAGAAAGCGGATTATCACATTTAGACCATGCGATATGTAATCTAACATTCTTAAAAGAATTTCAACGTATCTATCCTCAAGGAGATGACAGATTACACGGTTACATTGACATGCCGACGGTTGGATTGGATATAGACGACGTATTGGCAGATACGATTAATTATTGGTGTAGTTATTACAACTGTGATGTGCCTTCTTGGTGGCATGATACCAATTTCTCGAAAGAAAGATTTGATGAACTAAACACGAATAAAGAGTTTTGGTTAAACATTCCAAGAAAAGTCAATCCAGATGACTTGGCGTTTGAACCAGTTTGTTATGTAACATCTCGTTCAATACCGAATGAATGGACAAGAGAGTGGCTTATTAAGAATGGATTTCCAGATGTGGAATTAATATCCGTTGGACATGATAAGAGTAAGGTCGAGGCATTAAAAGGTAAGTGCGATATATTCATCGATGATAGGTTTGATAATTTCGTTGAATTGAATAAAAACGGTATTTGCTGCTTTTTGATGGATGCACCACACAACCGAAGGTATGATGTTGGATATAAAAGGATAGTTGATTTAGGAGAATTTTTAAAATACTAATAATTAAAATTATGAAAAGTGAAAATTATCAAGAAATTTTTTTGGAATCAAAAGAAGATAATCAATTTCCAGTATCTGATATTAGTAATAATTTTTATAAATATCAGCATATTGAAAGACTTGGAACAGTTGAAACAGGTGGAATTGAAGTAGGAGAGTGTTATGTATTCCCTAAAATTGATGGAACAAATTCTCAGTTATGGTTCAACAACGGATTACAGGCTGGTAGTCGTAATAGACAATTATCGGTTGAAAATGACAATGCAGGTTTTTATAACTGGGCATTGAAACAAGAAAAGTTTAAACAGTTTTTTGCTAAGTATCCAAATTTACGCCTAATGGGAGAATGGTTAGTTCCTCATACCTTAAAAACATACAAAAAAACAGCATGGAATAACTTCTATGTGTTTGACGTAATGGATGGGGAATATTATCTACCTTATGAAACCTATAAAGAGATTCTTGATGAATTTGATATTGAATATATACCGCCCATTTGTAAAATAAAAAATCCAACTTATGAGCAATTAATTAATCAAATAGAGAAGAATGTTTTTTTAATTGAAGATGGGCAAGGAACTGGCGAAGGGATTGTAATTAAAAACTACAATTACAAAAATAGGTTTGGGCGTGTTGTTTGGGCAAAGATTGTTAAAAACGAATTTAAGGCAAAACATGCTAAATGCGACGTGACCGAAATTAAAGAGAATAAAATTATTGAAGAAGAGATAGTAAATAAGTTTGTTACAAAGACTTTAATTGAAAAGGAACTGGCAAAAATTGAAATTGAAAGCGGTTGGAGTAGCAAACAAATACCAAGACTTTTAAATACTGTTTTTTACTGCCTTGTAAAAGAAGAAAGTTGGAACTTTGTAAAAGAGTTTAAAAATCCGATTGTTGATTTTAAACGACTTTCATTTTTTACCATAAATAGAATTAAAGAATTATTTCCTAATCTTTTTTAATCGAAAATTATCAACAAATAAAACAACTACTTATAATTAAAAAATAATATTATGAGTGGAGGACATTTTGACCATAAGCAATATTGGATAAACGATATTGCAGATACTATTGAACGTGAATTGAACCGACAGGGTAAAGAAAAGCCGAAAGATGAGCTTTACTTTAATAAACTATATTATGAAGAATATCCAGAAGAAAAGTTTTATCAGATATACTCTGATATTGTCCAAGAAAAGATGAGAGAAGCCGTAAAACAATTAAGAATTGCAGCTATATATGCTCAAAGAATCGATTGGTTTCTTTCAGGAGATGACAGCGAAGAAAGCTTTATTGAACGGTTGGATGAAGAGTTAAACGAAATAAATGGTTTATGATGATGAAAAGAGAAATATTATTCAAGGCAAAATCGGTTGATACGGGAGAATGGTATGAAAGTATGACTATTTCAAAAGGCACATCTGAATCAACTAAAGATTTGTTGTTTATGGAGATTGATGAAGACAATTGGATTGAGATTATTCCAGATTCACTAAGTCAATACATAAACAAAAAGGATAAAAACGGAAAAAAAGTTTTTGATGGAGATTACGACGAGGATGGTAATTTCGTTATATGGTGTGATAAATGTGGTAGTTTCGAGTTTGGCGGAGTTGATCTTGAAACAAAAGAGGTTTATACTACTTGTTATCGATGTCAAGGTGATTTCGGCCTATTCGATAGTATTGATGATTTTCAAATTATTGGCAATATTGCAGACTTAAAATAAAATAACATGCAAAACCTACTTGAAGAAGCCGAAAAGATGCAGAATTATCTTGAAATAGAATGTTCAGATAACGTAACTGATATAATTGAAAGAATCAAAACTCTGTCCGTTTATTTGGCAAGGTCGGGTAATATGCTGGCAGAGGCTAAACGTATTTATAAGCGAAAGGTAACGTCGGAAATAGCCAATACGATAATAGCCATTGCAAAAGAGAATTTCCTTTCAGCAAAAGCACAGAATGCACTTGTCGATGCAATAGCAGAAGACGAAGCGTTTCTTGTAGATAAATTAGACAGGATTAATAGTTCGTGTGTTCATCAAATAGATGCTTTACGGTCGATTCTGTCTTACGAGAAAGCGAGTTTAAAACTAAACGAAACTGGATATTAATTTCAAACAAAAAAATAAAAAGTATTCCGTTTCGGATAACTTTCTTATAAAACAAATTAAAATAATTTCCAAAAAAATCAATTTTATGATACGAAAGGTAAGCAAAAAACAGGCTAAAAAAAACGCAGAACTCATAAAAATAAAAAGAGAAATGGATAGGGAATGCTATTTCTGCGGTGGCTATGGTGGCGACTTGGCACACGTATTACCTCGTAGTTTGTTTCCCCAATACTACACAGAAAAATGGAACTTAATTATCGCTTGTAGGACGCACCACAATCTGTTTGATAACGACATAGAGTTTAGAAAAAAGTTCAACTACCTATATCTACAAATTGTCAAAAAAGTAAATCCAGAAGACAAAGGAATGGTTGATAAATACTTTGGAAAATGAAACAAAAATATAATAACGTAAAATATAATGGATTTGATTCCAAGAAAGAATATTATCGAAACAACGAATTAAGGCTTCTTGAAAAAGCTGGAGAAATATCAAATCTTGAAGAGCAAGTTCCATACGAACTTTTGCCAGCACAATATCAGATTATTAACGGGAAAAAGAAGTGTGTTGAAAAATCGGTTAAATATATAGCAGACTTTCAATATATTGACAAAGATGGTAACTTGGTTGTTGAGGATACAAAAGGAATGCGAACATCAACGTACATTATTAAGAGGAAACTAATGTTATATTTTCACGGAATAAAAATTAAAGAAGTTTAACATTAATTAACTACATAAAATTTGGATATTAATAATTTTCCCATTACCTTTGACAAACAATTAAACCAATAAAAATTACGAACATGACAACAAAAGAAGAAATTAAACAAATAAATTTGATAAAATTGATAATTAAAAAATACAATTATGGAGACTAAAAAAGAATTTGAAGAACTTGAAAGAGCAATGATTAATGCACTAAACATGTGTTATACGCTGGCACGGTTGATTAAACGATAAACTTGAATTGAAACACAAAACAAAATTTTTATTAAAATGAGCGAGGGCAAAAAAGAAATATTATTAGGAGATTGTTTGGAACTTATGAAGGATATTCCAAACGGAAGTATTGATATGATACTTTGTGATTTACCTTATGGAATTACTCAAAGTAAATGGGATGTAATAATACCTTTTGATAAATTGTGGGAGCAATATAACCGAATTATAAAAACAAACGGAGCAGTTGTTTTATTTGGTAATGAACCATTTTCAAGTGCTTTAAGGTTTAGTAATATGCAGAATTGGAAATATGATTGGATATGGGATAAAAAAAATAAAACAGGAATACTGAACTGTAAAAAAAGACCATTAAAGCAATTTGAGAATATAATGGTATTTTATAATGAGCAATGTATTTATAACCCACAAATGACAAAAGGTAGGTTTAGAAACAAGAAAATAACCACTAAAAAGGTTTTTGATGCTTATGGTGATTTGAATAATGAGGTAGATAATTATAACGATGAATATTATCCAAGCAATATTTTGGAATTTTCAAATGCTGGCAACATGAAAGGTAAATTACACCCAACACAAAAGCCAATTGAATTATTTGAGTACCTGATTAAAACATACACTAATGAAAATGATTTGGTGTTAGATAACACAGCAGGAAGTGGAACAACTGCAATAGCTTGTTTGAATACCAACAGACAATTTATAGTAATGGAAAAAGAACAAAAGTATTACGATATTATTTTAAAGAGGGTGGCAGATTTTAATAAAAATTTTGAACCGCGAACTCTCTTTGAAAACGAAATGTAGTGCTTGCGTATAACGCTGGAGTCATATCAATTGAACACATCACAATTGAAGGAGATGGGAAAACGGAATTATGGCTTGATTTTGAATATCCATGTTTGAATCTTCTTTTTGATATGTATCAGAAAAAATAATATAACACTTAGTACAGGCTTATGTCTAAATTAGACCAAGTACAAAGAAACAAAGAACAAATAAACGTACAAGGCGTTACGCTTCCTCACAACGAAGAGGCTGAAAAGGCGACCATAGGTGCAATGCTACTTGAGAAGAACGCCGTCTATGAGGTTATTGATTTTCTTAAACCGGAAATGTTTTACGATGATTTTCTTCAATCTGTCTATAGTGCTATATTAAGAGTTGAAGAAAATTCAAAGGTTGATATGATAACCGTAGTAGATGAACTAAGAAAGACAAATGACAATGTAGATATTTTAAGAGTAGCATCTTTATCAAGTGGTGTAATGTCTTCTGCACATATTAAAACACACGCCATGATTATCTATCAAGATTATTTAAGGCGTAAATTAATCCTTTCATGTGCTAAGACCGTATCAGACAGCGAAGATATGTCAGTTGATGTTTCCGACCTAATAGACAATCACCTTTCTAACATTGAAAACATAGTTCATAGTACAATAGAGAATGAAACAATCTCAATTTCTACTGTAGTTGATGAATCATTTGATGCCTATAGGGCAAGAGAAAAACGTGTTAACGAAGGACAATCGATTGGTGTTCACACTGGACTTAATAAGTTAGACAGAGTATTGAATGGATTCCAATCAGGTACGCTTAATATCATTGCAGCGAGACCAGCTATGGGAAAAACGGCATTCATGTTGAATATAGCACGTAAAGCAGCAAAGCGTGGTTCTCACGTGTTTATAGTTTCCCTTGAAATGACAAAAGTATCTTTGGTGGATAGAATGATTATAGCAGAAAGTGGAATTGATTCAAACAACTATAAAGCTGGGAGATTAACATCAGAAGAATATGAATTGATGATTTATGGTAGAGAAAGAATATCGTTTCTTCCTATAGAAATAAACGATACGGCTCTTATGACCGTTCAGCAAATAAAATCACAAGCTAAAAAACTAAAAAGAAAAGGAAAGTGCGATATTATTCTTATCGATTACCTACAATTAATTGAAGCTCCATACGTAAAGGATAGGACTAAGAATAACGAGGTGTCTGAAATTACAAGAACACTTAAAATAATGGCAAAGGAACTTGATATACCCGTTGTGTTATTATCCCAATTAAGCAGGGAAGTAGAGCGTAGAACAGAAAAGATACCACTCTTATCAGACCTTAGAGATAGTGGTTCAATAGAACAGGATGCTGATTGTGTTTTATTCATTCATAGGGAGCATTATTATAATGAAAACGCAGATAGACATTCAGGAATAGTTCGGATAGCAAAAAACAGAGAAGGAATGGTTGGTGATGTTTACTTTTGGGTCAACGATACCATATCAGATTTCAGGGACGATGAGCCACGAGGCAATACGTTTATATCCGCTAAAAAAGAAGATTATGAATTGCCGTTTTAATGCCTCAGCGATTGTATAAATCGATCAGGTTGAGTTATCGCAAGCAAGACGAATAAGACACCAACAAAATAAAATAACCACTTAAAACGCTTCAAAATGAGAAATAAATTTAAACAAGTTGCAAATGTAACCAACAAGCTCGGGTTTGATTGGATCAAGTCTATCGAGATCAAAGATTCAGACCCGAATGTTATAGTGAGAGGCACGTACTCCAACGAAATTAGATGGGGTTTATTAAACATTGGGTTTGAACGTATATGTGGTTTGAAGGATAGTCGAGTACATTGTTTTTCAAAGCGAACCGTAATGATTTTTCTAACGGGTTGTGGCTTGTAGCTGAAAGGGATTTAGAAGCACAATGTTTCAACTTGCACTACTGCCGATTAGAACCACAAATGACGAATGTAGCACGTCAGCCATTTTTGCTACAAACCGCTGTTATGTGCTGGGCGGTTTATCAGCACTAAATTTAATTTGAAAACGAAATGAAAAAAGGAATGATTTTCGACTTGTACCAAGATGGGCAGCCGACAAAAAGAGTAATGGCAATTAACGAAAAAGACGTTATGGATTTGCAAGATGGTAAGTTGATATTTGATATTGACTTTGAAAACGAAGTTGGCGAAATATTGATTTATAACATTTTCGAGTACGGAATGTAGCCTTGCACATAACTACGTTGTATGCAAATGTCATCGGCCTAAATGGCAAAAAGCCAATTTCTTGGATACGCACATGGCTTTGGCTGGCGTATTAAGAAGAGGCGAAGCGTTGCGTGATTTTGTAGAATATCAACTTCGCATGAGGCAAGTAATTGAGTTTAGAAACAAAGATATACCAGAATAATTATGAAAAAAGAACGAAGTTTTATCGGCAAGATTTTTAATGTAAGCGACGAAAAATATCGTATCAGGTCTATAACTTACGGCGACAAAGGAGTACATTCAATCGAAATAGACGGATGCGATGAAAACAGAAATTATGTATATGAGGTTACTTTGGATGCTAACGGAGTAACGGTGAGACCATCAATATATCCTAAATGGGTAGGAGCGCCCATTAGTTCAGAAGAATCAGACGAACCAAAAGTGGGAGATAGGTGCATCTTTTGGAATGACAACAGCAAAATATTTGCAATTGATACCTTGAAAAAGGGAGATGAGAATATAGTATCTTATAATGATGGGATAAAATTCTTATGGGTTGTGAACAATAACTATTTCAAGAATTGCACAAAATATTCTGACAAGAAACTCATTGAAATTGTAAACAAGCTATGGCAAAAGTAAGCTTTGACTTCGACGGAGTGTTGGATAGATCCGATGTAGTGCTATATGTCAAGACACTTATTGAACGTGGCGTTGATGTCTATATTTGTACATCAAGATTAAGCAATGATGCTGCACCGAGTGATAGGTGGAACGACGACTTGTATCAAATAATGGATGTTCTTGGGCTTAATCGTCGCAACGTAATATTCTGCAACAATATTTACAAGTATCAAGTTTTCAAACACGGCGACTTTTTGTTTCACGTCGATGACAGCTTCGATGAGGTTGAATTAATCAACTCATATACAAACACCGTCGGAGTATTTTTAGGCGATGGATGGATTGATAAATGCGAACAACTAATTAATAAAAATTATGGCAAAATTAAGAGTTAAATACACACCCATTGATCCATATTATTCAACCTTTGAACAAACGTTTATATCGGAGACAATAGATGGTTGCGAAGAACAACAATTTGAATTTGAAGAGTGGCTTGGGAGAGAGCATTCAGCTAATATTATGTTTATTTATAAAGTAGAAGTATTAGAACTAAAATATTAGATACGATGAAAGTATATATAGTTGAATCAGATTTTGGCTGTTATGAAGATTACACAAAAGTAATTAACGGCATTTATTCACGCCCTGAAATTGCAGAAATAGAGGCTCAAAAAATTAGAGATTATTATAAAGAAATACGAGAAAGGGGAGATCCATCAGAAGAACTTGAAAATTATGAAAATATGCCAGATGATGAATATGAAAGATTAAGTGAAATGCTGGACGATTATTACGAGGCACTTGAATATAATCAAACAGTTGTAAAGGAATATGATGTTATTGACTAATATAGTTATAAAAAGTTATCAACATGAAAGAATTTAAAGGAACAAAAGGGGAGTGGTGGTTACCACATTTTGCAGATCCAACATGTGAGTGTGATTGCGGGTTCGTGTTAAATGAGAGTGTTATGGGAGCAATAGCCACCGTACATTACCATAAGAGCGACAAAGATGAAAATCCACCATTAGAAGAGGCTGTTTATAACGCACGACTAATATCGTCAGCTCCAAACTTATTGATGATATTACAAGAACTTATTGATGTATGCAAAAAAGTACAATCAAATTGTGATATTGGAGAATATTCTGATTCGTTGAAAAAATCGTTGGATGACGCAAGAGTTATTGTAGATAAAGTATTATAAAATAAAAACATACAAAAATGGACAGCATTAAAGAAATTGTACTCAAAGAGTACCAAAAAGGTAACATCGTAATTAATAGTTTAGAAGGGCTTATGTCGGCCTCATTAACCGATTTTATAAACAACAATGCCGACGAAATTCTTTACGACCTTAATAGGGACGAGGCGACTATTCTTACGTTTATCGACGATCCTAAATGGATAAACGATTTTGCGGCTGCAAAAGTCATTCGTGCTCTTAAAGATAAAATAGACGAATTAGAGAACCAACTTAAAAAGATATGAACCAAACACTTGAACAATTAAAACAGTATTTCGATAATACCCCAGAAGAAGAAATAAGAAAAGAATGGGATGATTTGGATCGGTCGTGTAAAGATATTGACCCGAAGATAGATGAGTTTTTAACAATATTAAACAAAAGAAAACGAAACGATGAATAAATTTGAACAATTAGCAAAAAAACTTGGAAATGACAATTTGTTGAAGTCTGACGACAACTTGATAAACAACAATTTCCGGCAGGCAATTTCTTATTACCTAAGCTCAAATGGTTATTTTTTGATTGACATTGCGAAATGGCAGGGTACAAATAAGGCTGTTGTCATGATGCAAATAAAAGCATTTAAGGATTCACTTAACAAGAAAGATAAATTATCTGTTGAATTATGGAACAAACTTAATAGTTAAAGTTTATTAAAACACGGAAAATAATTGATTGAATGTTTGGAAAGTAATAAAATAACATATATCTTTGAACAATAAAAATTATATTTATGGAAATAAAAGAAGACCATTCTATGTTATCAGACAAAACCATTTTGACTTCTTTATTGGAAGAAATTAGAGAAGACAAAAGAAGACATCCAATTAAAAACAGGTGGTTCTGTTTTAAGATCGAAGCATACCTTCTGTTGACAGAAAATAAATTAATTAGGTGGATAGAAAAGAAATTTAAAAATTGGAAGCTATATCATAAATCTATTAAAAACTAAAAACAATGAGCAATTACGAACAAAAAGCAGGTACTGGAACACTTTGGAAAAACGAAAATTACGTTAAGGGAGGAAATCAACCTTATGCAAAGGGAACTATTAAGGACTTAAACGGAGATGATATTGATGTTGCACTATGGATTCCAAAAAGCGATAAGATTAAAGGATTTAACATTACCATGCAAGAACCTTACAAAAAGAAAGAAGAAACTTCAAACAAGGAAGATGCTTCTCTTCCGTTTTAAATTAGAACATGGAAACACAAAAAGGAGTGTGGATTTACACATCAACAGCAGATGGGAATCCTGAAGAAAAACCTATTTTTGTTAATTATATTGATGGAGAAACAAAAAAAGAGGAGGTTGTTGAAAGATTAAACAACGGTTTGCGGCTTGGCGTAGTGGCGGAATTAGAAGCACAAACTTTCAATATGTCACTACCGTTTTTTAGAAGTACTACCATTCAATTTGCCACTGCCCCCGCTATTACGCAAAACCGCTGTTGGCTGCTGTGCTTCTTCTAAATCAGTATAGTATTCTTCTGTCTTTTCTTCTATAATAAAAAGTCTTGGTGCGTCTGCTATTAGTTTTACTCTTTGTCTTGCAATTTCACAGTACTCGTGGCTTATGTCAATTCCGATATATCGTCTGCCCATTTCACAAGCAACTCTTGGAGTTGTACCACTTCCACACATAGGGTCTAAAACAATGTCTCCTGGATTTGACCAAGAGAAAATGTGGTCTCTAACAAGTTGACAAGGAAAAGGTGCTGGATGTCCTTTTGCTTCTTGGTCTTCTTGTTTTTTACCTACAACATATTCCCAAATGTTTCCTTTGATTTTTTTTTCCTTTACAGGTTTAGCTAATTTTTCTCTTTTCTGCTCATTTTTTGAAAAGTTTTTGTAAGTTGTTCCATTTAGTTCTAAACCTGCGTGTAAACAATCAACCATAATTGGGTTGTGTGTTTTAACAAAACCTTTACTAAAAACAAACATATACTCAAATTCATTGTTGTAACGTTTACGATAGATTTGAGGTATTGGATTTGCCTTACGAAATATCATTGTGTCGTGAAGATTAAAACCAATCTGCTGGAAAAATAACGCCTGTTTAAAACTTGAGCCTGTTTCGTTACCGTTAATTGTAGCATCGCTAACAACCCAAACAACTATGCCACCTTCTTTTGTTACTCTGAAAAGTTCCTTTGCGATATCTTCAAATGGAAAAACAAATCCTTTATAATTTCGCAAATCATCATAAGGCGGAGAAGTAATAGTAAGGTCAATTACATTGTCATCAAACTGTCGCATTACCTCTACGCAGTTGCCTTCTATTATTTTATTTATGAATTTCTCCATAGCTAATTATTTAAGTGCAAATAGTCCGTTGTCTGTAATTGCATTGATAGTTTTTATTCTACTTTCAATCTTGTGAACTTTGATAAGTTCCTTCAATGCCTCTTTGTGGGTCATTTTCATTATTTTTTCCCTTTCTTGTGCTAAAAATGTAAGGGCTTCTTCTTTTGAAATAGCGATACTTTCAGTTGCAACTCCTTTCTCAATACTCCACAAAGGTTCAATTGCTTTAGAAAAGGAGAGGATGGTTTTATTGATTGCTAACCAATAGTCGGTAGCATTTTTTGAAGGATTGAGTGCCTTTACGGTTTCAAATATTTTTTTTAAAAGTTGTTGAGCTTTTGCTTGCCCTTCTTTTTCAGAATATGCAAGAAGTAAAGCAAGGTGAGAGTAGGTGAAAATACACACATTTTGTGTTGTTGCTTGTTGGTAAATTTGGCTTGAAGAAGTTGGAAGCTGATAAATAGGGCAAACTACCATTGCATAAGGTTTACCACGTTTCCAACTGTGCATTGCTTGAACTTTAAAGTCCTTTTGATTTTTTGCTGTTCTGCTTAGTCTGAACGCTTTAGCATCGGCAACAAAGCTGTAGTCTTTTGCAAATGCTTCAACGTCTGCCGCATCTGCCCGCTCTTTAAGCACCAAACTTTTAAGTCCTAATGCTGAATATGCTAACGAAAGTAAACAATCTGTGTATTTTGAATAGAGTTTTTCTTCGCTTGTGTCGTGTCCATAACTTTCAGGAATGTTTCCGCAAAGTCGCAAGTGGTCAATTAGAGAAGGAATACCATTTTTCTTGATTTCAGCCTCTAATTCTTTTTCTAATTTATCTGTATCGTCACCGAAATTACCACTCAGTTTTCGGATTTCTTCAATCCAATACTTTCTTGTTTTTATTGCCTTATCTGTTATTATTTTATTCATTTAAACCCGTCAAAAATTAGTCTTCAAATTTACTTAAATTGTTGATTTAGCAGTCCGGGAAAAGGTCAAAAGTTGTCAACTATTATTAATATCTGTTACGCATTTTGTTAGCATTGCAGCCAACGATAATTTAGGGTATGTGTTTTTTAAAAAAGAAGATGTTGATAGACTTAGACTGATTGAATCTATTTTAAGAAACTCTATTGGGTTCAAAATTGGATACATCTCCTATTTTCTAATCACCGCACTAAATTATTCTTATTCGGACAGTCCTTACAGATCGGAAGAGGTAGATAGAAATGTACTCTCTCTTCCTCGTTTTTCATTTCTTCTTTCTTCATCTGCTGTAAGTCAGCTATCTTATTAAGTACTTCCGCTCTATCCTTGCCTTTTAAACCACTAAGGGACTTTATTAATTCGGCTATAATGAAATCCTTTTCTTTGTAGTTTTCAACAAGAGAACTAACATCATCATACGTTCCGTTGTTTTCTATTGTTGTTTTTTCTGTTTTCAAATAGGTTATCAGAGAGTTTATTTGAGGATTCTCCCTTATATGCTTGTTAGCTAAAGTAGCACTTCCTGACGTTAAAGGCCTAAAGATAGCTATATAAGCCTCTGTTGCTGATAAACCCATAGCCATAAGCATGGCGAAGTATACATCGTTCGATTCGCAGTTAAACTGCTTCATTAATCTTGCCGTTAGGTTTTTTTCTTTTTCCATTACTTGAAGTTGCTATAAAATTCTTTTAGTTGCGGGTTATTTTCTACCAGAGAAACACAAATGTAACGCTCGGTTTGTTCAATTGAGCTATGACCGAGAATTTTCGATATTTGATATATGTCGATTCCTTTTAAGTATAATAGTGTTGCTGCGGTTCTCCTTGCCGTATGGCTGGAAACAAACGTCCACTTCTCTCCTTCTACATATTTTCCACCCTGATATAACTTAATCATATTGGTTATCCCTACATTCTTGCAAATATCCCTGATAATCCTGTTAAAGTAACAAAGCGAAAATTCAAGTCCTACAAAACCATAAGCCTCGTTTTCCTTAATCAATCTCTTAACAACTGGTGCTGCCGGAATATCTGCCTGTATCCTTGTTTTCTTTGATACATACCGAAGTGTGTTGCCAAAGATGTTTTCTTCTGTGAACATGATATAGTCCGAATGCCTTGCTCCGGTCAGACAACCTAAAACAAACTGATTACGTATTGCTCTTTCTGTGTCGTTTAATGGTTCGTACGATATTATTTTCTGAACCTCATCTTCTGTAAGATAAACATGCTGGCTTACGTCCTTTTTTATTGTCAGGAGCTCACTGAATCCTCTTGGGAGTTCTATTTCGTCCGAATATAGGTTCAATACAGATTTAAGCATCGAACAATACGTTTTTGCGCTGCTCCTTGCCGTTTGTCGTAACATACCGTTGGCAAACTTATCCAAGTTTACTTTAGTCATGTTTTCCCATGTTGCTTTTTCGTGAGTTATTTTCTCGAATCTATTCAAGATACTGTCCGAGTATTTTGGGTATCTTGCTTTAAATGCTTCTCTTAGTGTTTCCATTGATAACAACATTTTTTATTCATTATAAGAACTGTTTCGCAATCCCATCCGCTTAGTGAGACTGGATGTAAACTACCCACAAGCTAAAGATTTGTGGGCTTTAAACCTAAGAACGAATGCACTTGACAGTACAACATACTCGGCTTTTCAGGGCTGTTTACAGAAGCCCCCAACAATGCTATATTCTTAGCTGCATTTTCGTCAGCATCGAATACAGAATTGCAGTTGCTACAAGTAAATTTTTTGCCTTGTCTGTTGCCTATATGCAGGCATTAGCGGTCATGCCTACCGGACTGCTCCGTAATGAAGTTTGTCCATTGACTAACCATAGCCTGTGCAATTCCGGGAAACGTCTTTGAACGAAGTTTTGCACGTTCATCTTTCGGTAGTTTCCAAGCATCAGCATACCAGCCAGGCATTGTCTTACCGCTCTTAAATTCTTTTCTCGGTTCAGGTTTTACCACATTCGTAGGCGTTAATGTCGGTAGCCCTTTTAACCATAAGCACGTTTTCTTTTCGTATGGGTCGCCAAACTCATAAGGATTAATAATTTGGTCAGGTTTCCGCCATTCGCTACTCATTATGCCAACAGGATTTTCAATAGCTATGTAATCGCATTCAGCATTTGCGAACATCAAAAAGAATTTAATCGCTTCTTCTCGGTCTTTATGCCTTTGCACGGCTTTTTCTCCGTATCGTTCAATATTAAACCATCGGTTGCCTGTTACCGTTAAGTATGTGCATGGCGGAAAGGCTACAATCATATCCCATTTCTGTTTTAGCAATTCGGTTACATCTTGCTGCAAATGCCATTCAGGATGTCCGCCACTGCACGGAAGTATATCACAAGAAAAAGCCTCGTGTCCTAACCCCCTAAATCTGTTTGTTAATGCCTGGCTTTCTTCACAGGCTACTAATATTTTCATTCTATTTTAGTTTTATCGTTAATAATCCGGCACGAACCGCTAATATCCGTTTGTGGCTATTATTTTTCCGTCTTTGTGTAAAATACCATCTGAGTAAGGTGAATATCCCCCGCCAGTGCAATTATACATTGCGTTTATACGTTTTAATTCTTTTGTTTTCATTTTTTTATTGTTTTTCGTTCTCCATTTGTTCTAATTTCTTGCGTAATTCTTCTATTTCTTGTTCTTTTTCTTTCTTGGCCTTTTCTTTTATTTTTTCTTTCTCCTTGTCGAGAAATTTTTTGACATCGTTATATATTTTTTCGAGTGTTTCTGCCGTGTAGTTAAGAGGCATCTCTATTGTATTTTTGTATTCGGCTATTTCAACTTTCTCAAATCCCATTGAGTATTCTCTGTCTTTTGTAAAATATAAACTAATTTCGTCGTAAATACTATTACCATATTGCATAATAACATGCCGTTCAATAGGAGTTCTGCCAACAAAATCTGCGTATTCGTCGGCCAGCTTTTTCAGTTTTTTGATTTGTTCTTCCATTGCTTTAAATTTTAGTTTAGTTTGCCTACTCTATCATGGCTTTTCGGACTCCGCCATTTTTCCGTAAAGATACGAATAGTTTGATAAACAACAAACCAAAAGTTACTTATTTACATGTATTTAACTAAATAGATTTGTTTTTTACGTTTGTTTTATTCGTCACTGTCAATCATATAGCACTTTGTTGCCGTACCTCTTTGTTTTCTTGTGTCTATCATTTTGTTTGAATCAATAAGCACCATTGCGCTTGCTATTATTTCGGGGTTCTCGTAGGTTCTTGCAACCCTTAACTTTAATCCTAAAAAGTCCTCCACTTGTTTTTTGGTCAACTTTTCGGAGTAAATTCTCGGATCGTCTGCCATCAGATTAATAACTGATCCAAAATATTTTTCAATTTGCCAAAACATTGTTCCCATTTTATTCTTAATTTTATTTATTCGTAAATATACATTCCTAAATCAACTATATGTCCACAAATGTCGGTTGTCGTTACATTCAATTCTTCAACTTTAGTTCCGATAATAAGGCGGTTACTGCCTTTTGCGAGTTTTCCGGTGTACATTGAAATATCAGCTCCAGCACCAAGTGCATACATTTCTTTGAGAGTAAGTTCAGCCTCCCGGTAAATTTTAACATCCGATTTCTTAACGCTTTTCCATTCAATAAACAGAAAAGTATCCGGCACGAAAGTCCTATTCATAATTCCCAAATTATAAAGAACCTCTTCACGTGTGGCAACGTTACCGTTCAGTTGGTCTCCGAATTTAGTGGCATTGTTTTCGTGCCATGAAAAACGAACGGTTATTATTTTTCCGTTATTGTTATTCGTGTAGGTAACATACACGCTTTCGGTGGTTTTACTTTCATTTACGGTTGTAACGATAAAAGGAAATTCGGAAAAATCGAATAAATCATAAGATACGTGATAATTTCCGTTACCTATTGGATTGTCCTGTCTGTCAGATTTTGCTTTCATTGTTATTTCATTTAGTTTTAATTATTGTTTTCTGCCGTTGTTTTTTCTGTTTGTTTTCTGCCTCCACAAGGCCATATTTTCTGCGTTCATGTTTTCTGCTTTGCAAATGAATATGGGAGAGTGCAAAATACACCCTCCCGATTGATTGTTATTTGTTTATACCTTCAAAATATCGAAGGAGCGTCGTAAATCTTTCGATGTATTGGTTTTTTATGTAATCGTTCAATATTACTCCGCTTCTTTCGTTTTCGATCACCGTGCCCGAAAAATCGATATTTAACATCTTACATGCAACCTCCGTAAAATGTTCGAGCTTCTTGTCGAGGTAATTTATATCAATGTTTCGATATCCTCCGTTTTTCAACCCATCGATAATTTTGTTTATAGGATCAATAAGCGTTACGTCGATAATAAATTTATTCACGACGTCGTTTTCTATGTTTAGTGTTGCTTTCATTTTATCTGTTTTTTGTTTTCTGTTTAGATTATTTCAAATCTGAATCTATTCTTTTTCTTAACAACCCGAAACCTATCCATTCTGCCCTTGCTATTAGTCAAAGAATACACGCCGTCCTCACCTTCATGCAGTTCAATACTTGTCGAATAAAAGTAATCATTCACCATCTTTGTTATTCTCTCCAGAGTAGGAGCACTTGCCAACAATGTTACTGTTTTCATTTGTCTAAAATTTAAAATAGTTCAACGATAATTCTTATTACAAAATAAGCAGCTGCCGATAAAACGGCAGTCCAGCATAAAATATCCATTAATTTTTCTTTGTTTTCGGCGTTCATTTTCTTTTGTTTTTTTTGTGATTGTTTTCTGTCTTATATAAATCCATAGGATAGGATGGCCGTTAACCACCCTATCCCTAAATTATTCAATCTTCTTCGAAGTATCCCCTTGCTTTCAAATATTCTTTTAACTCAAACGATTTAAAATCAATACTTTTGGCAATTATTTGCAATTCTTCGTCCGTGCAGTCCTCAATGTATTTGCAATAATCGGTATCAAAATCTCCGTCAAAATCGAGCCTCCCGATTAATCCTTTCGGATCGTCGTCCGAAACAAAATTGCCTGCTCCGTCGTAAATTTTTATCTTAATGAATCGGCCACGTTCGTCCCGATCCCGATAAAAGATATTATCGGCATTCAACTTCTGTAAATCCCTGAAGTTTAACTCGCCCAGAAAAGTTTTATGCCCGGCATTGTAAAATCTGCCGCCGCGTCCAATATGAAAAGCAACAATGATTTGGTTTTCTTTTGTTTTCATTTTTACTTAATTTTTAAAGTGAATAATTCGCGCCTGCGTTGTCTTTTTTTGAGTACACGAGCCGCTGCTTCGCTTCTCTCGCCCAAATTCAGGCCTGCAATAGCCGCGAGCCTTTCGGCGCTGCTTTTTGCGCCGATTGAATCCAAATATTTTTCTACGTCCATTTTAGTAAATTTTAATTGTTACCGACAATACTCCATATCCGTGCCGACGTCTTCGCCGAGCGTCGTATTTTCGCGTATAGTGCTATACACGTTCAGAATTTCGTACATTGTTTTTCGCGTTGTATAGTCGTATGTTTCGTTAAATTCAACATACTTGCCTCTATACTTTTTGTTTACTTGTTCTTTAGTTAGCGTTTTCATTTTGTTTTCTGTATTTAATTTGTTGTTTTTCGCGCCCATTTTCGGCGATTGTTTTTTTCGGTTGTTTTCTGCTCCAATACTTCGCATAAATAGGCAAAGAATCGGGAGGGTGCAAATAACCCTCCAAATTTTACATGTAAGCCTCAATTTCGGCTACTTTTTTGCTCTCTATTTCCTCCAATAACTCAATGTATTTTTTGAAGTTATTGAGAAAATAAAGCGCCTCTTCATTAGTCGCGAAGTCAACCCATTTTGAATAATCACCAGCGTAATAAAAGCCGGGACGTCCGTCTCCGTAGTCAGAATTTCGGCATACGTTTAAAACTCCGCTTTGATAATAGTAATCTTTTTTGATAACTAAATATTTATGAGTGTAATAACTCGCCGATTTTGTTACAAGCGAAAGATCACCGAGCTCCTCAATTTCGAGCTCCTCCATTTTTTTAATTACGATGTTAGCTAAATCCTCAACCTTGTTAGCTAAATTTCGCGACAGTCTTTTGTAGTCGTTTCGTTCGATAATTTGTTGTAAAGTTTTCATCTTCATTTAATTTTAAAAGTTAGTAATTTGTACCCGCTCGAACATTCAATGTTCACGCTCTTTTATTTTCAAAAAGCTAAAGCGGGTTATTTTTCTTCTTTATGCCATATAAAGGCCGCCGATTGTTTTTGTTCTTACTTTCATAAATTTATATTTCTGTGAATTTAACAATACTTTGACAGTAGTAATTTTCAGGATCGTGAGGCACAAGCCTCCCGATTGAAAATCCAACGCCGCCGCGCTTTTTTGTTAACTCGCGCGCTTGTCTTAACATAGAATCTAAAGATAAACGACCGTCCAACTGCATTAATGAATCACTCCCGCAGCCGGGCATTGGATACCTATCCTCAAAATTCATTTTACCTGCTTTGTTGTCCCATCTGCCTGCTGACAACCGCCAAATAAATACATATTTTTCTTTCATTTTAGTTTGTTTTTTTTGATCCTTTCGGATCGGTTTATATTATTTCTAAAAAATTAATCAACCCGCCGGCCGGGTGGCTTGCGTAATTGGGAGTTACGTAATAAATTTTATTATCGATCATAACCTCCCTTTTTCCAATCTTTTGTTTTCAAAGATTTAACGGAGGTTTAAGTGTTAAATACAAGGAGCAACAAAGCAGCGCATAACAGGTTGACCGTTTACGATAACAAATTGAACTTTATGAATTTTGAAAGTTACATCATCGAACTGCCAACGCCCGTTTATAAGGGAATAACTTCCCCCTTTTTTGCCGGTACTTTTGTACACTTCGATAAAATCATCGGTTTTTTTGCCAAAACTGTTACCCTCTATATGTACATCATCGGCGATGATTATTTTACTAAATTCTGAATTTGCAAAGGCATGACCGCCGATAAAATTACAATTCGGAATTTCAAGCGTGCCGGTACATTTACTGTTTTCAAAGGCGTAACTTTCTATCCTCTCCACTTTCCGCAGGTCGTAAACGCTTGTGAAGTTTGAATTTTCAAAAGAGCTTGCTCCAATCCACTTACATTTTGGAAAGTTAATTGCACCCTCAAAGGAACTGTTATAAAAAGCACGGCCGCCAATTTCTTTGACTTTCGGAAGTGAAATAATGCCGGTTAAATTTTCATTCTCAAATTGCCGATAATCGATTTTCCTTAATTTTAAAGTTTTCATTTTATTTAATTTTGTGCTCTTTCGAGCGGTTTATTTTAGTATTGTAAAGGTAACATCATCCAGAGAATCCGCCAAATATTTTGCGTTAAAAAACGTTAAATAAATAGTTAAACGTTGTTAAAACGCCATGCTACCAACACAAAAGAACTTATATTTTAGTACTTCAAAGATAGTAAATTATTCTATAAATTGTACTCTTGTACTCTATCTTTTATATATTCTTATATCGTCTTAACAGTTATTTACATGTGAGTAACGGAGCAAGTAACTGACAAGGTAACTATGTAGAATAATAATCCAATAGAAAAAAATTATAAGCCGGCTAATCGTATTGATAAAATCTATAAATGATAATCTATATAGATAGTTTCTATTAATGAACGTGTATAGAAAAATACTATATATATTCTATTTATATAGCAAATTTGAATGTGATAACGGTGTAGTGGTATTATAGATAAAATCTATATGACAGATATTTCAATAGATAAAATCTATCAAATATGTAAAGCCGTGCTTCTACTCATTTTTTTAAAAATCGGTATTTTGAAAAGTCGTTTATATTATTCTTATAATATAAAGTAAATCAAACTCCCATGTACAGCCATTTATAGCCACCATCCCCCCCCTTGTAATAATTAAACAGCAAGGGGCTATCAATCCTCCTCTAAATTTTTTTTATTTTATTTTCAGACCCAATTTTAACACACACACGTACCATTTTCTCAATTTTTAGTACATATTATCACAATATGTACCATTTTTTCAATTTTTGGTACATATTCGGAATAATAATAGAACAGTAAAAAAATCAATAAAAATTTGTAAAACAACAAAATTATCATTAAATTTGCGGTTTGACATAAAATTTCAAACAAAAAATCAACATGGAAAGAGAAAATTACGACAGTCTGATTGATGAGGTATTCGGTTTAATCAACAAAGAAGAGTTATCAAAAGCAATCAAATCTAAAAGGTCGTCAATAAGAGTTGATGGCGTACAGGACTTAATACGAACTGCGATAATAGAATCGTCTATAAGCAAGTATAAAGGGTTACTACACTTCTTCAATGGAAAGATATATGAACCATTAAGTTATGATGAATTTTCCAATCTTATATACGACTTAATGAAGCGTTGCGGATTACCATTGGGAGATTACTCAAGATTTCACAGTGTAATTGAATTATGTCTAAGGGCAACGTCTAACAAACAACTAAAAATAGAACAAGAGCTTGTTGTGTTTAATGATTGTGTACTTGATACAAGAAGAATGATTAAGCATAAATTTGACAAATCACTTGTACAATTGTCTTCGGTTGGATACAAATATGATGATATGGCAATAGCTCCACAGTGGAACGTTTTTTTAGAGGTTATACTTCCCAATAGAAAAGACAGAACTTTGCTTCAAGAGGCATTAGGATGTCTTTTACTTAACAGAAGTAAGACTGAATATTCCGTATTTTTATCCGGAGCAGGAACAATATCCAAAGAAATTATATTTGATACGATGAAGAGCTTATTTGGAGAAGGGAGTATAGGAGAAATTCCAGTAGGATTACTTCTAACCGGAGCTGGAAGGAAAAAGAACATAGCACTAATAGATGGTTTAAGAGCAAATTTCAGTAGAGATACGGTATCATCTGACATAACGAGGAATGAAGATTCATTTAAGTCTCTTATAAGCGGAGAACCATTAGAGGCAAAACAACCATTAGGAGAAAGTTTTATAGCTAAAAACATTCCTATTCAGTTTATAAGTCTTATAGAGATGCCGGTAATGCAAAGCATGAACGATGGATTAAAAAGTAGAATTGTGATAATTGACTTTAAGAATGATGCGTCGATAGAAAGAAACTCAAAACAACTATCAGGAATCTTTAAGGATGAGTATTCTGGTATATTTAACTGGGTATTGGAAGGAAAGAACAGATATATAAAGAACGGATATGAATTTAGTGATAGAGGTTATATAGAGTCCAAAATAGAGGAGCATCAAGGAATAGGAAACTCTGTTTTAAAATTCATGTATATAAACAAATACTACAAGAAAAACAAGAATATTACAGATACCATACCAAGATGGATAAACTCCATACACCTGTACAACTCTTATAAGAAATGGTGTTTAGACAACGAAATAACACCTGAAACAATGAATAACTTTGGAGGAATACTAAGAAAAGATGGTTATCAAAAGAGACATGGGACGAATGGTAATCAATATGCCATATACGGAACAACCATTAAAGAAAACGTTCATTCAGAGACTGTCATATTAAGAAAAAAAAGAGTAAACGAGGACAATTTAATCCCATACATGATTGATGGGAGGGAATACATAAACACACAAGCAGGAATAAGCAAGCAAACAGGAGTAAGCACATCTCAAATATCCATTTACAGGAAGGCTGGTTTATTAACAGACTGTTATCACATGGATGGATACACGTTGGTATTTGACATAGCCAAGACTAAGATGAGGCTGAAACAAATAGGAAAATATATGACAGAAGAGCAGACTGAGGCAATAAAGCAAAAAATGAAAGAAGAGGCAAAAAAGAGAGGATTATTTAATGCTGAAATGAAAAAGAACAACTCAAAGGCAAGAATTTACAAATCTCCAGAAGACGAAATGCTTATTAAGATAAGAAACTCCATTCAAAGAGAAGAAAGGAAGCTATTATCGCAAGAAGTAAAGAAACTTGAGAAACAATATGACAAACTTAGAGACAAAACAAAAAAATAACAAGTAGAAAACACAAACAAAATCAGGCTCTATTTAGCCGTTTATTTAACGTGTATTGATAGTTTACACAAAAGTTGATAAATATATCAACTAAGATAAAAAAGTGTCTTAAAAACGCTTAAAATAAGTCGCAATAGTTTACACCTTAGAAATTTCATAAATAACATGATTTTTACTACTCAATAAAGTTATCATTTAGTTCAATATCTAAAGTTCTGTACCGTTTTACTGGTTGTTCCGCTGCGGTCAAAGACATTTTTTTGATTATCTCATCATTCCACGATTTGTTATTCAGGTAAGTTTCTGGGTTTTTTCGATAGCTCTTATCTGGTTGTGCTTTCTTGTATTCAGATATATGTGCTTTTATCTTTAACTTATCCGCATTTGATATTTTACTCCACTTAACTTTAAGTTTTGTTTTATCACCAACTTTTTTGTCATAGTCATTCCAAAATTCATCAAAAGAATAAACCTCATTTGAACGATATAGATTATTAGAATAAGAATCTATATTCTTATCATTCTTATCATTCTTGTTTATGTCCGTCTGATGTCCGTCTGTTGTATCGTCTGTTGTATCATCACCTTGATATGTTTTGTAATTACATATTGATATTAAAGTAGTTACGCTCGATTTCTGTTGTATCAACATGCCGTCCGTTTCGAGCTGTTTTATGAAACGTGTTGTTTTGCCTCTCGACCATCCCCATCGTCTTGAAAGAATCTCTTTAGAATACCCCACCTGACCACGTGCAACATCGACCTTATTACCCCTGATATAGAAAAAGTTATTTGTGTGATTTGCCAACAAAATAAGGTCTATCCATGCCTGTGTTCTTGTGAATGGTTCGGAGAAGTACATCGGGTTATCCATTATCTTTCGATGAAGTTTAATCCAACCACCGTCTTGTTCTTTAATTATAGACTTTTTTGCTCTCATTTATAATAAATTTAGCTGTCGTTGATGATTAATAAGCCTGTTTTTACCAGCCTCGTAGTAGTCTTCGTCCAGTTCTATTGCGGTTAACTCGAATCCCATATCGTGGCATGCTATGCCTATAGAAAGACTGCCAAAGTGTGTATCCAAAATTGTGTCGCCTTCTTTGGCATAGTTTTTAAGTATCCACTTATACAGTGCTACTGGCTTTTGGGTTATGTGTATCCTTTTTTCACTTGTATTTCTTACATGTCTAAATATTTTAGCATTTCTATCAAAAGAAGTCCACGCAAATTCACAATCAGCCATCGTGTCCATTAAAGCAACCTTATCCCATATTAAAAATCCTCTTGTTGGTGGTAATTGTGCATAATTTCCTCCCCAAATAATTTGATTTTTACTAACCCGAAATAATTCATCAAAATATTCTTTAGTTGGTAAAATATCCCAATAAGAATCGCTTCTTTTATATTTACTTGCCCACGTTCCACCTTGAGTTAATTTGTCCCCCAACCCATAAGGAATATCAACTATGGCTAAATCGTAGTATTTATCTGGTGTTTGCCTAAGCAAATCCATGCAATCGCCGTTGTAAAGATGAATCTTGCCTGAATGATATTCGTTTTTAAATCCTATGTACTCCATTTTGTTTTAATTTTCATATTAAAAACTTGTTTGCTACCTTAAATTTTGATGTCCGTCTGCTGTACTATCTGTTATATCACCATGTCTACAATCAAAACAATTACTAATTGATATTTAACAGATTACAATCAATTTCTGTTGTATCATCTGATGACCGTTTTTGTGATTACCGTGTGTTTCTTTTTATTTTGCTTATATCCCATCCACGCTAAAGCGATGAATTGGTTTTACGCAAAACTCATAAACTAAAGATTTATTGGATTTCTTGCTAATTTTCACTTTAAATACGACAAAAACAACAGGCTAAAAACCTGTTGCAATGTGCATGAAATAGTGTTTTTGTTAAATATCATTTCAGGCACGCAAATTCCGCTTTACCTTTAAATCTCCAGTAAAGATATTCTCAATTAAAACTATCTTATCGTTTCTATAAATCAGGTTGTTCTTTGTTCTAATCTTTTCTTTTAAAGAATACTTCTTGACAATGTAATTCTTAATTTCGTTAATTTCAATCAATGCTTCGTTGTTCATATTTGTTTGTTTTTTAATTTTTATTAATTTGAATTATTTCAGTGTGTTTTAAGGCGTTATTTTTTTAAAGCTGATAAATAGTTCAACTTTTGTAAAAAATAAATCTACACGCTTTTATTTTAATCTTGGTGGCCTTATTTACATATATAATGCTATCTTATTAAAACACTACTCGATTTCTTCTTTATTTTGTTCTCTTTTTGAATGCCTAAAATACTCGTCTGAATAATCTGTCATATTCCATCTCAAGGATAAAATTAAGCCTCATTTGATACTCGATAAAGTCTCTCAAGTCTTCTCCATTCTCCAAGATTCCAACCAGTGCCATTCTTGTTCCTAAAAAGTTTGCTTTTGGATAGTTGTACGGTCGCTTTACATTCGTTAAAATGTAATTTCTACGTCTGTATGGAAATATAGAATACTGATTCATTTTGTCTTCAACTTCTTTCTCATTAAGAACAAAGTTTTTGTATTTGTTCCTTTCACTTCCGTTCAATCTTGTTAGTGTGTTGTTAATCACATCAATTCTTGTCTGTTTCATTTTTGTTTTTGTTTTAAATTGTTATTTTAATCCTGATTATTTTGAGCCATTTTAAGGCTTTCTAAGCGATTATTCTTGTTTGGTTGATAAAGACATCAACTTTGATGAGATAATTCAACCACGCCAATTTATTTAAGCGTGGAGGCGTTTATTCAGGCAGCCACATATAGCTTCTTAACGAACCGTACCTGTATTTTGTGTAAATATCGAGTAAATCCGATCCTCTTAACTCGAACCAATCATCAAGTCTTCGCTTATCGGCGTATTTTAAATGCAACTCATTAACAACATCCATATCTATCGATAACAATAACGACAATTGGTTGTTGTCCGAAGACAAAGATAGTAAAGTTTGTTGAATGTCGAGCGATTTGCCAATTTTTACAAGGCCTGAATTACGATCTTTAATCAGATATGTCTTATATTCGTATAAAATGCGCAAAACATCTCCGATATCGTTGTGTTCTCCGAATATCTGTCCGTTAGTTGTTTGTTCGTTTATAAGCTTCATCATGTCAAACCTGAACATAGGATTAAGCCAAGCCAAAAACTCCAAGAACAGATACGGGTGCATCCAAACTTGTCCGTATTTGCCTTTTTCTATCTCTATTACCTTAAATTTCTCCTCCCAACAGTAGTTGTTTGAGGCAAACTCCAAAATATGGATGTACTCTTTGGTAGATTGTGCTTTAAGAAAGTGCTCCAAGTGCTTCTCTTTGTTGTCTTCATTAAACTGTCTCAAAAGATCGGTGGCGTTAAACATGCTGTCTTTGGTTCTTTGGATAACGTAGTAGTTACCCATTTTGATTGTAATTTGATTTGTTTTCATTGTTTAGAATAAATTTAATTGTGATATTAATGCTTTTAATCGTTTCTCTGCAATTTTGCAGTATTCCTCACTCATTTCGCTTCCTATGTATTTACGTCCAAGTCTTAATGCTGACTCTGCCGTAGTACCTGTTCCCATAAACGGGTCATAAATTATTCCCCCTTCTGGACATCCTGCTAAAATCGGTTTTGAAATTAAGCTTTCATTATAGGTGGCGTAGTGTTTTAATGAACTTGGTCTTATTGGAATATCCCAAAAATCTGAAACAGAACCCGGATTTTTTCCATTTGGATTATTCCATTCTCTTGTTCCTCCTCCAATACCAAGTTCACTACCATAAGATTCTGCTCTTTTATTTCTAACATTTGACTTAGTAACTGTTTTATCTCTTATGGCGTCTAAGTCAAAATAGTATTTCTCGTTTTTTACAAAGAAAAATACATATTCATGTTTCTTGCTAAATCTATCGGTAACAGATTCTGGCATTGCATTAATCTTAGCCCAAATAATGTCATTCCTTAAAATCCATCCTCTATCGATACATCCAATAGCAAACCGATGAGGAATAAGACATAATGATTTGTTTTTTATATTTTGCTGAATTTGCTTTCTAATATCACTATTATGAACGCTATCGTCTAAAAATGGATTGCGGTTTGATGTTGTATTCCCATTATACGTATCTCCCAAATTTATCCACACAGTACCTTCTTTTTTTAATTTTGGATAAATAGCATCCATGAGAGACCAAAGATGCTCCAAATATTCTTGATATGTTGTCTCTAATCCCCATTGTCCTTCGTAGCCGTAATCTCTAAGTTGCCAATATGGAGGGCTTGTTATTACGCAGTCCAAGAAGTTGTTTGGCATCCTTGATACCGTATCCAAGCACGGCTCGCAATATATTTTATTTGTCTCAATGTTTTGCTGCATCTGTTTATTTATTTTCATTTGTTTTGATTATTGCTTATTCGTGAAATCATCTACTTATGTTACTCTCGTAATGTGTGTAGTATGCAATGAGACCAACAAAATAGTCAAGACAACAAGAGACGCAGCAAGATTAATTAATTCTTTCATTTTGTTTTAATTTAATTTTTGTCAAAGATAATGGGTTCTATTTTATAAACCAAATTTTTAGTGTTAAATAATCTTAAAATGTTATTTTAATTATTTTAATGAACAGTATAGCGAGCCAAATACCCCGAATGTTATGGGGTTTCCAAACAAAGGATATTTTAAGAAAAACACCATTTTTGTTTGGCAGTGTGTTGAGCATTTGTCCTCCGAACCACATTTCGTGGTATAAGTGGTCAGTTCATTCCACTTAGTTTTAACTCGTCCGCTCTAAAACTCATTCGGTTGGTAGTTGCAGGCCGGCAGGGCTACCATTTACGCCTTAGATCGTCGTCTCTCACACACGTTTTTGCCGAATACACGGCCGTTTCAATTTATAGCTCCCTGAAACTGGTATAAAGAGGGTGTAAAAAAATAACAGCCGATTAGTTTATTCGGGGTTTAACTATAGTCGGCTGTTAAGTATTCTCACGAATGAGAATTATATCTTTATGTTAAACCCCTAAAATATTAGCAAACTTAAAAACAAGTTTTAGTATTTCCAAATAAAATCACAACTTTTTTCTCTATTTTGTGAAATTTAGAATAATTCTAAATAACAACCAAACATAACAATTTGTGTTATATGTACTTACATTAAATTATGTTGAAGTAATCAAATTCTTTCTCTTCTCTTTCGGATAATCAGATGTTCTTCTTCTTGAGATAGCATGACAGTCTGAACATTTTACATTTGAGAATTTAGACACATTCGTATAAGTGAATGTTCCGGTATCAAATAAATTCGTAGAACCGCAATAAGGACAGGTTTCTTCTTTATTCTCTATGTACAAAGATAGGTTTGGATGATTCTTTATCCACGGCCTAAGTTTTAAATAAACCTGTTCAAGGATTTCAACGTCCCTCATATTATACTCTTCCATATAGTTAAGCGATTCTTGGTCTCCATTAACACATCTATCCCACAGTTCAAAAGAAGTCTCTTTCTTATGTTCGATATTAAAATATCCAGCAAGGTCATCAAGTTTATTGGACGTAAATCCGAATTGCTTTCGTGCAACACATAATGTGTCAATTATTCTATAAGGCGATGGTGGAGTTAACCCATTGATAACAAACCGTGCGTTCATCTTTGGCACATCAAACTTCTGGGCATTATGAGCGATGATTATGTTGCTTTGGTCAAATAAATTCCACAAAGACTTAACAATTCTGTTGTCATTCTCTTGAAGTGCTTCTTCAGGTGATAACACGTCGCTCATCATATAGTTGTTATTTAGCCACTTCGCACTCCACGATAAAACATACCAGTCAGATAAAAATTGATTTGAACCTATATCCTGTTTCCACTTTCCCCATACGTAGGCTTTCATTGGTGCAGTTTCAATATCAAAGATAAGTATTCGTGGTGTTTTGTCTGATGATAATAAAGTATCAAGATAGTGTACTTCTTGCTCTCTGAACTTTTCTAATTTTTTATACTCTTCGTCGCTGATTCTTAATCGATAGGTCTTATTAAATGTTCGTGGTTTGAAATCAGAAATGCTTTTACCTCTTATTGAGGCTATAAACTCCATCTCTTTTACCGAGATTGAACGTCTTTTGTTTGACATAATTTTTATTTTAAGTTAACACTAACTAAATAAAATCACTTTTATAATTATTGTATTATATCATTTTATGTATCATCATTTGAACTTGTTTGTGTTATATTTTTAGCTTTTTGAATTTCCGTTTCTAACTCAGCCATCTGTTTTGCCTTTTCCTCTTTTATTATTCTATCCCATTCGCTTACGGTAGAATACATAGAAATCTTCTCAGAAGCTGTTTGTCTTGAAATGAATTTGTTCTGAACCGCAGCTGCCAAATCTGCAACCATAGCACTTTCAGATACGTGAACATAAGGTTTTATCCACCATTTCATTGGTAGGGTTGCAAAGTCAATCGTACTCTTAACTTCCATTCCATAACCGTGAGAGAATATCTTTACCATTTCGTTCAAAAATGGTTGATATTCATTGGCATCAATCATCGCTTTTTCATAAGCAGGAGAATATAATATTTTAAGTGCAGCTGCAGGAAGGTCTCCAGATTTAAGAGAAGGTGGTATAACCGTGAACGACTGTTCATATATCATCTTATATAAAGTATCAATCTGTTTCATAAACGATTCCGAAGCATTCGGAGCATTAAGATAACCAGCCTTGTCATCTTTGCCCATCTCAAGAACCTTTATCGTACCATTCATATCAAACTCTTTTCCAATAGCCGTCTTGCCATCCCCCTGTAAATAAAGAATAGGGAATCCGTATGCCTGATTATTCTGTGCCATCTGTGAAACTGAAAGTTCAAACTCTTCTATAGAATTTTGAGAAGGCGTCCAACAAGCACCATCGTTATCTCTCATATAAGCTACTGGTACGAATGGGAATCCGTGAGCTTTTTTACTTATAATAGAATAACCATCTATTCCGAATATATTTAATATCCTCTGTGGAATAGTTTTAGCTGCGGATTTTTTATATCTTGTGAGATAGACTTCATCCCAAACCTCCAGCCATTCTGTGATTTGATTGCCATCTTCATCGTTGTCATAGTATGAACGTGCAAACAGTAACATTCTCCCTGTTAATGGGTCTCTATGTGGATAAAGTGTGTCTCCGTTCAGAAAAGATAGTGTTTTATATCCAAATTCACCATTATTCATAAAACCAACGAATGCAGAATCGCCGGTTATCTTGGTTGATTTTGTAGTTTCATAAAGAGCCAGTTCCATGTCTTTTTGTATCCAACCACTTCTGAATTTAAGAAACATCTCTTTTTGTTCTTCTGTCGGGTTTTTCACATTAAGCTCAAACTGAACATCATTTCCACAAAGATGTACTATTTGTTTTAGAGCGATAATTTGTTGAAATGCAAATGCAAGTCTTGGAACGCATTCTTTATAAATACGCTTTTCAGTTCCTGTTTGATTGCCGTCTTCGTCGAATATCGGGACAGTCTCTTCCTTGTAAATATCAGGATAAACGGTTGGGTCGTTAATTGTATGTCCAGAAGGATAAAACTCCCGAAGAAAATCAGCTTGCGTTACCGTCTGGAACAACATATTGTCGTTTGCTGATGAAAACGGTTCTTCCGTTGAGGTAAATCTCGACTGCGATAGATACCCAGTAGGTGTAATACGTTTCCAAACTCTTTTTGTTTTAATGTCGATTGGTCTCATTGTTTATATGATTTTTGATTCTGTTACTTGCTATATCAAAGTATTTGTCGTCTTTTTCAATGCCTATAAATCGTCTATTGGTGTTTAGGCATGCTATACCTGTCGTGCCGCTACCCATAGCATTGTCTAAAACAAGCTCTCCTTCGTTTGTATATGTTTTAATAAGGTACTCAAATAGTGCTACTGGTTTTTGTGTAGGATGATAACCTCTTTCTTGATTGAATTGCAGTATACGTGTTGGATACCTAAATCCGTCATTTACAGTTGTTGTCGGCTTCATTACAGTATCCGTTATCTCGTAATTACGTGGAGTTTTGTCTCGTTCCACTTTATATGGTTTTCCTTCTGTAAATTGCGGATTATAAGTAGGTTGTTTTTTGTAGAACACGCATATATCTTCATAATTATTTAAAGGTCTTTTCTTTGCCATAAAAGGGTCTACGCCTTGTGGTTTCTGCCAAATCCAACAATACTTAAACATTTCAATGTTTGAATTTATTAATTTAGTTGTAAAAGGTTGACACGCTGTTAACACTATTGCTCCGTTAGGTTTTATAATGCGTTTGTATTGTTCCCATAATTTATTAAGAGGGATAATAGAATCCCATTTGCACGCAGTTGTTCCATAAGGTAAATCGCAGATGATTGCATCTATACTCTTGTCTGGTATATCCTTCATCAACTCCAAACAATCTCCTTTCAATAATTTGATTTGTTCGTTCATTCTAATTTGTTTTTAAATTATTACTTATTTACTATCAAATTCCACAAATCTTCTGATGTTCTCAGTGGTATATTTTCATTATCTATCTTAACACACCCGTCTTTGTATTTATCACCAAATTCCAACTCCCAAATAAAATAGTTTATCCACTCATTTTCATCGTTGGTTAATTCTTGCAATAGTTTAATCATTGTATCTATAATAACGTGATTGTCATATCCGGAAATATAATCGAACGGTAGAATGATTTTAAATGCCTTTAAACACTCTTTGTCTTTGTCCATCTGCTGTTTAATAGCGTTGATTGAAGAAATGAATAATTCTTTGTCCATTTTTGTAGTTTTAAAATTTATTTCTATTGAAAATTGTGTTGCGGTGATAAAATTGAGGCGAAACATATTTAGTTCCTAATTTAGGAATCCCTTTACTCTTCTTCTCTTTTATTTCAAATATCATTCTCATAATCATAGCATCCATAAAGTCAGGAGAGTGTCCTACCAGTTTCTTCATATCCACTTTCTTGATAAGCGTAAATCCTTTCTCATAAGACGTTGAATTTGCCCTTATAGCTTTTCTCTCTTCCATTAGTATTTGCCTCAACTGTACGTTCTTGTTCTTTCCAGCATCAAATCTATAATCAAGTAATGTTGGCTCTATTGATATTTCCTTATTGATTATCTTCTTTGCCAATAAATAAGCCGCCTGTGATTTAATCGTATCGTACAGTCCCTTGTCTTCTTCCGATACCGATTCCCTATTGTTAAATGGAACTGCCCCGTTAAAGAATCCCTTAAATATCTGTCCTATACCATTCAGGTCATAAGTGAAATTCTCTTCCAATACTCTCCATTCTTTTAGTTTAGCTTTAACTACATTTACGGTATCTTTAGAATCTTTACGGCACACAAAAAGGTCTTTTAAGTGCCATCCTTCCCACAGCCACATAACAAGATTATCACCTCCGTCGAACGCTGCATCAAGAGAAGCTCTTTTTACGCCATCACCTATTTGTTGAGGATTATTGAAAAATGCTTCCATGTGATTCATCTTAATCATATCATCACCAACGGATTTATATTTCCAGTTTCCTTCCAAATCACGAGAGCGTTGTTCTTCGGATTGACCAGCGAGGTTAGCAAGGTAGGTCGGGTCTGAACGCATAAGTTGAATGTTATCCGCAAGACGTGCCTCAACAAAAGTTACGGATTTAACAAATAAATCGGCAGGATTCCCATATTCGGCATACGCATCTATCCATAGTTTGTCTATGATGTTTCTGCATTGTTCATAAACTTCCTGTTTACTGTTTCCCCATATTATATCCTGTACTTCATCTCCGTTCATAAAACAATATCTACGTACCCCGTCTCTTTCTTTAATAGGAAGCCCATCTTCTCCTATCCACCAGTCAATAAACTGAGCTACCCACGAATCTGGGTCAGGGTTGGCAGTACACCATATTCTATTGCGTATTCCAAACGCATTACGATTATTTGTAAGTAGGTATTTGAATTTATTATATTCCATGTGGGTGATTTCATCAATACCTATATAAGCGTATTGCTTACCCTGCATACGTATCTTAAATTCCTCGTATTTATCTGAATAATAATTGAATTTTAGTGATGCACCACTATTAAAATTCCATGACATATCCGCTTTAGAACGATTATATGTTCCGAAGTCAGAATACACATCATAAGATGTATCAACAAGGTCTGAAAGGTCTTCTATTTCGTGTCTCAATATTGTTGCTCTAAAATTCTTGTTTTGGTAGTCTTTTAAGGCCTCTAAAAGAAGAGAGAATGAATTGTGGGTTACGATAAAATCATTAACCAAAAAAAGAGAATCAGAGTTTTCAACTCTAATGCAACACACTTCTTCTTTTCCAACATATTCACAATCTATTATTCTGCGACCATATTCACTTACTCCTCCGTTATATTCTCTGCATAGCTCTTTTTTTCGTGTAAGCCTGAATAATCGTTCTGAATTTGGTATTTTAATGTATATTATATAGGCATCATTGCATTGTACGTATTCACCATCTGCTGTTTTATATCCAGCCTTATTCTTACTTATCGTAGCAGTTCCACCAAGACTATTAATCATGAACTTGACGTCTTTTGCTAATTGTTCGCTAATAGTGGTATAAGAGCAATGTCCTCGTTGGTCAATCATTCCATCAGTGTCCATTAATCCCTGAACTAACGCAAACCGCTCTTCGATTGTTCCAAACTTGTACATATCTGGGATAAATTTACTTGCCGCAAGATGTCCACTTAAACCTATGGTCTTAATATAGTTTACTAACTTTTCATCTTTAATGTAGTATGATGAAGCCTTGTTCCCTTTTTTATCCACCCTGTGCGCCATAGATATACCAGCTTTTACAAACTGTTGAACAACCTCATCATCCATAGTTGTTAACGAAACAGCATTTCCGTTGTATATTGTATTTGAAACACATCCGGCACCCAAAAGAGCTCCTATTAGATATGGGTCTATTGATTTATCTTTTTTATTGTAATTGATTGTAAATGCAACAGGATCGCAAAGGGGGACAATAAGATTATTGCTATACTTCGATTCTTTGTGCTTCTCAAACTGAATGTGTTTGTATATCATATCTGTAGTCCACACTCTCCAATCTGCCTCTAATCCATTTCCGCCTAACTTTCTTTTTTTACTTATATAGTTAGTCTTGCGCAAAGTCCATGCGTGGTCATAAGAGCAAATAACCGAAGAACCGTCTATAAATGTCATTTTATAAACGTCTTTAACGCCATTGAATGAAATACTCCAAACTCTCTGCATTCTACCATCTCTGCCAGTGATTATTGAGCCAGGCTTTAATTCAGAAATAGGTCTAAATCCAAACGGAGTACACACTAATGTGCTGTAAATCAGACATTTTGAGCCACCCCTCGAGCCTCCACCAAAAATAATATCCGCATTTTGAGACAGCATATTCTCCTGTCCACCACGTTGAGCAATAATTTTATATGGATTTTTCTTTTTAGCATCTTCCTTGCGAAGGTGTTCTATATAATCCCAAGAATAGAAATCTTTATCTTTTATCGTTAAAAATCTATCCATAAATAAGATATTTAACACAAAAGTACTAAAACTTTTTTATAAAACAACATTTTAAGAAAAAATTTTCCACAAAACGAGGAAAAAATTAAAAAAATATTTGTTATATTAAAAAAAATACATTATATTTGCGAGATAATTTAAACTTTAAGAAAATGGATAAAGAAAAAATCTTATCTCAAATCAAGGAAAAAATTGGAAAAACCAATTTGGACGACCGTACAATAACCGATTACATTACGCTCCATTTACCAGAAGGTTCAGAACCAGATGATAAATTTTACGAAAGGGCGGTTGGTATTCTCAAGTCTATCGAAGGAGATTTTTCTCACAAGGTAGGTAATACGGTTAAAGAACAGGTCGCAGCAAAAATTGAAGAGTTCAAAAAGAACTACAAACCCGCATCGAAAGAGGACACCCCTCAAAAAACAGACGATGCATTATTGAAGAGGCTTGAAGCACTTGAACAGGCTTACGAAAAAGAAAAGAAATTAAATATGATTAACTCTTTGCGTAACGAAGTAAAGTCGAAGGCTGAATCACTAAAGGTAGCTCGGAAACCATTATGGGAAGACATAGTATCCACTATAGAAATTCCTGATGATGCAACCGCAGATTCACTTTTAGAAATAGTTAAACCAACTTACGAGGCAAAACTAAGGTCTTATCTTGGTGACGGAGCTGTTCCTTATCAAGGAAGTCAAAATCCTCCAAAGGATGACGGAAGTCAATTAGACGAGTTTTTTGCCAAAAAGGTTGAACAAGGCAAAATGCCTAAAAAAGAATAATAACATTAAAAAAAATTAGATTATGAGTGATTATGGAAAAAAAGAACAGACGTATGACTCTGGGAAGAACATCTGGGTAGATGTTCCAAAGGTCTATCCTGTTGGAGGTGTAATTGATACTTCCGGAATGACCATCGGGGATGTAATCCCAGCAGGCTCAATGTGTGCGTTGGATACAGCATTGGGAAAGATTAAGATTATAACTTCGGCTAATTCAAGTGGTGCAGCAGAAGTAGATACTCTTACTATCTCTGCCGGAGCTACTAAGGCTGGTAAGGTAACCGTTACTCTTGACGGGGTAGCCTATGAAATTGACGTTGCATTAGCAGATGATACCGCAGAAGAGGTTGCAGCCAAGATTGCCGCAGTAACTTTTGCAGGATGGACTGCCTCTGCTCTTGCAGGCGTTGTAACATTTACTGCTTCGGTAAAAGAAACTAAGATTGCACCAATGTTCGATGGAGGAGATACTGGTGTTGCTGGAACGTTCGTTGTTACTACTAAAGGAGAACCAGATTCAGCAAAAGTTAATGGTTTGCTGTACAATGATGTAATTGTAAACACCTATTCTACAGGAACAGTAGTTTATGAAGGACAGGTATTCGAGGATATGCTTGCAGAACCTATTCCAGCAGCAGTTAAGGCAATTTTGCCTCAGATTACTTATTTTAAACACGCTTAAAAAGGAGGATAAACAATGAGAACAAACGTAAAATCATATTATGACTTACTTGACTTCGGATTAGGCGGTGCGAGCTTTCAGCAATTTGTTGACAGATTTAAACAGAAGTATAATGCACCTCAAACTGACGGCTTTCAGTGGGATGATGAAATTCAGTTGGATTTCACCTACGAACAGTTAGAGGCAGACTTGGGTGTTGCAACGTTACCGGTTTATACAGATATTGATTCTCCTGGTCTTTACAAGAGCTTTGAATCTTTCAAGATTGGTTCTAATAAGATACCGCCCCAGAAACATGGATTTGCACTGAATCAAAAAATTCTTCGTGAAAAAATGATTTTGGCACAGAAATATGGAGAAGCTGCATTAACAAACGAAACTCGTGATGCACTGCTTAGTCTTCAATTTGATTCTGTAGATAAATTACTCGCAGGTAACTACAATGGACTTACACATCAGAGAATGCGTATAGTATCTACTGGTCAGTTTACAATTGACGCAACGAACAATCCACAGGGCATTAAGGGAATAACCTTTGACTTTGGAGTTCCTGGTGGAAACAAGGAAACGCTGTCTGGAACTGCCCGTTGGTGGACTGACGCAGAACACACTACGGAAGGAGCAACAGCAGACCCGATTAAATATCTGAAAGACAAATACAAATGGGCTAAGAAGAACGGCTATCCTATGGGTCATTTTGAAATGTCTCAAGACTTGTTCGATGACATGTTGGGACATAGCAAGGTGCTTACCCGTGTTGGACGAATGATGTTCCCGAACTCTGGTTCGGATGCATTGAGTTATGCACAGAATCTTTCAGACGATGCCGTTATTGCTGCTATTACTCGACTGGTAGGATGTCCTATTGTACCGAGAGATTCTAAGGCAATGGTTGACAAATACGACCCTTCAACTAAGTCCCTTAAAAAAGACTGGGTTGAAAACTTCAATCCTCTGAATGTGGCTTATGTACCAGATGGACAGATTGGAACAATCAAGGCTGCACAACACGTGTTGGTTGGAGACCCTTCTGTACGGACTGCTTTATTTGACGGTGGAAGAACGCTTATTACGCAAAGATTTGAATCTCAAACTAAAAGCGTTTACATAGAGAGTGAAATTTATGCACTTTGTGTTCCGCAGGTTGCAAGATACATGTGTATTTATACCGTAACAGCTTAACATGGCAACAACTCAATATACTACCAGCACAATCCCCGTAGAAGCATATCTGCGGGGGTGTGTAGGTTATACCATATCTGACGAGGCATTGTTATCAATCTTTATAAAGAGAGGTGTAGAACCTCAAACTCCTGCGTTGGCACTTTCGATAAAAACACTTGATTTATGCAAGGCTGACCTTTATATTTATTGTGCAGCACTACCTAACGTTACGCCTACGATAGAAGACGCAGACGCTGGGTGGAGACATAAAGAAGGTGGTTTTCAAAAAGGCGTAACAGACAATGGTAGATTGATACAGATGGCAAATGAGATTTACAGGAAGTATGGAGAGGAAGTGGCTAAGTCAACTATCAAAATGAACGCTTTTGGCATGAAGTTCCATGAATAACCCAAGATTTCCACATACATGTAGTGTCTATAGAAAGACCGGTGCTACGCCGTTTGGCGATGGTTGGGAGAAAATTATTTATGAAGGAGAATGCAGGAAATACACGAATACTTCACGATTTAACGAAGTAATTATTTCAAAATATGGACTTTCAATACCGGGAACTTTACCTGTGAAGGTTGGTGATTTATTGACAGTAACTGATGCTACAGGTACTTTTAAAGGTTCTGTAGTTGAGGTTAGTTCAGGTAACTTGGGAACGACAGTATTTTTTAACGTAATAGGTCAATGAGTAACGAATCTAAATTGGACAAAGGTCTTGCAAAGGCGAGAAAGATTGCTTTAGAGCACGTACAGAAATGCTTGGAAGATGCCTGTGATGAACTCGTTCGACATGCACAAAAGAACTACAAGTCTCCAATCGGTTCGTTTACTGGGAATACAATTACCAGTTACTCTGTTGGATTATACATAGATGGAGTGTTTATGTATTACTACAGCGACGATGGAATAAAGCCACCAAAGAGAGCTAAACTAACCAAGAAAGAAGGGAGGGTAACGTTATCTCCAGACTGGGACGGACGAACAAGAAGCATGTATGCTTCAATAGACACAAAAGGTGGTTATGGAATCGATTATGCGTTTGATTTCTTAAACAGCTACAAATCGAAAACCAAAGGAATAGAAATAGTTATGTGTTCAGGGACAGAATATTCTTCTTATATTCAAGATGTTTTAGGTGGAAACGTATTAACCAAAACAAAAGATGAGGCAGAATCTATTTTGATGTCTAACATGAAACCGATGAAATAATGGCAAAGGCATTTCCAAGAAGAGATATTCTGTATTCGTTATACAATAAACTGTCTAAGATATGTAATGTGTATATATCTAATAGACCAACATCAACTCCTGTGGAAGAAACTAATTTTATAGTAATAGACATTACTGGAACAATGAGCAATAAGAACGCCTATCAGGAAGCAACGTTGCGAATAGACCTTTTTAGAAAAGACTTTGCAGGTGGAATAGAAGATGTTGAAGGATTAGACAGTCTTTACAGTCAACTTATAGTAATGTTTCCAATAGTTACTGATAAATTTACTGCAATATCTCCGAGATTGGTTTCTGGAGGAAGTGATGACAAAGGATTTCACTACTTGATGGTGTACGCTGATATTTTGACAAAATAAACAATTTAACAATTTAACAATTTACAATTATGGCAGAAATGACAATTACGAAAAAGCTGACAGATTTGCAGTCAGTTTTTGACAAGGTTAAAAGGGTGTTTTATGATGACACTGTAAACATAAATCTAAACACCGTTACGTCGCTCGATTTTGAGTTACCAGTTATTGAAGACAGTTTTTCTTTTGACAGTGGGGCTGTAAGTATTTCCTCAGTTAAGATAACTACCGGTCAAAAATGGGCAAGTTATGTTACCGCTGGAGACCCAAGCATTACAATGCAGGTTGCATCTGTTGACGATGACATTGCAAAACTATTTATGACTGAAAAGGGAACGGCTATTACCGGAGTTTCTTCTATTGATGGGTTTAATATCACCGGACAAGGATATTCTACCGAAACGAAAAAGGTTACTGGTTCGCTTATTCTGGCTTCGGAAGATGGAACGAGATTGATTGCGCTTCCTAATGTAGAAATGTTTGCAAATCCTGTAATAGCATCAGGAACTCCAGCATACTTCAATGTACAGGTGTTTACTAAACCTAATGCAGATGGTGCTGACATTATCTTGTTGAATGGAGCTAAACCTTAACGGATAATCCTTTTTAATAACACTAAGGGTGGTGCGAAAAATCACCGCCCTTTTTTTAAATAAGAATATGGCAAAAGTAAAACAACCTAATAAAGAGGTTCAAGACGAGTTAAACTCAATCATAGAGAATCTACCAGATTATGCAAAAATCAGAAATAAGATTTATAAAATAAGATGGCTACATGCTGGAACGGTAAGAAAGATTAATCAGATAATACTTAAAGAAGGGAATGATTCTATAGCTAACTATCAGGTTGCTGCATGTATTATCTTAAATGGTTTCCTAAAGATTAAATTCATCTATCCTTTCTTATGGAGATGGTTTTATTATGTAAAACAGTACTCAGAAGCCGACTTAACAGAAGTATTAGCTATTGGTAAAAAAAAAATACCGCTGCAGTCGTACTTCGTGAATACCATATTGATGACAGATATGAGGGATACGATGATGATGATGACCAAGAAAGAAGTGTATTCTATCCGTCAAGAACAAAATATGGAGCAGCGTGGGATTATTTAAAAGACTATAATTGGATGATGCAGCCTAAAACCATATTATTTTATAAGATACCAATGTATCACTATAGTTGGACGATGACAAATGCACAACTTGAGTTAATCATAAGTGATAAACCAGTATCTTATATTAAACCAGAAAAGAAAAAATTTAGTAAACCATCCGCAGAAAGAATAAATCGCTCGATTGAAAACTATAAAAAAAGAACCAAAAAATAATCATGGCAAAACTCGGCTCACTATATTTCTCTATCCTATATAAAGACGACCCAAAGCAACTTGAGACAATCAAGAAAAGAGCGTTAAAACAGCTTAAAAATCTTGAGGTTAAATTAAAAGTTAATCCTACAACCACTGGAACTACTACTAAAAGTGGAAAGTCAAGGACTGCTGCCACTAAAGAGGAAATAGGATACATAGAACAACTAATTCAAAGAACAAAGGAATTAGAACAGGAATATAGAAAACTACCCAAGTCAGCCGATGCAACCAAAACTATACAGGAATTTTCTAAAGTTAGAAAAGAACTGGATGACATGGGAAAAAACCTTATTGATGCGTCTAAAAAACAGAACTTGGCGGAAGGAAGCCTTGTATCTTATAGAGCTGAATTATCAAAACTAATTTATGAATATGACAGGTTGAGTGCAGCAGAGAGAGAGGCTGCTGCCGGAAAAGAACTACTTAAAAACATTCAACAAACAACTATAAAATTAAATGATGCCGAACAAGCATCAATGCGTTACCAGAGAAATGTGGGTAACTATAAATCTGGTTTTAATGGTCTTACATTTCAGATACAACAGTTAGCCAGAGAGCTGCCGTCTATTGCTTATGGGGCTAATATATTCTTTGCAGCCATATCCAACAACCTTCCAATGTTTACCGACGAGGTAAAAAGAGCCAAAGAAGAATACAAGCAACTTAAAAAAGAACAGGCAGATGGCATAAATACGAACAAAAAAGCCGTACCTGTTTGGAAGCAAATCACTGCAAGTATATTTAGCTGGCAGACGGCTATTGTTGCTGCTGTAACCGTATTAACACTATACGGAGCTAAAATAGTTGAAGCCATAGGTAGTATGTTGAAATTTGGTGATGCAACAAAACTAACCAAAAAGGAAATTAAAGAATTAGGTAAAACTTTCGCAGAGGCTGCAGGAAGTGAAATAGCCAAGTTAGACGTATTATTCAATAATCTTGATAAAACAAGAGAAGGAACTTTAGAGTGGTACGATGCGAGAAATAAGATACTTGAGCAACATCCAAGTTTATTATCTTCAATGGATTCGGAGATAACATCACTTCACGACAAGGCTGGTGCATATAGACTATTAAGAGATGAAATATACGCAACGGCAAAAGCGGAGGCAATAGAAAAGGCAACAAAAAAACCACGAGAAGAAGCAATAGACGTAGCAACAACAAATTACAATAAAATATATGACCAAGCCGTAATAAAAAAAGGTAAAGATTATGCAGATGATTTTATTAATCGTTTGAGAAAAGATATAGAGACTACAGGAAAAATGTCTGCCGAATTAGATAAAGAAATTAGTAATATATTCACAAAAAGAACAAAAGAAAAAATTACAGACAAATGGGGAGATACATACGAGGTGGTATTTAAAGAAAATAAAATTTTACCACTTATAGATGAAATAACAAAAGCACAAGATGTATTCAGAAAGAAAACAGAAGATGCTGAATCGTTATTTGATTGGTTGAAAATCACAGATAAAGACGTTAAAGAAAATAAAGAATTTTTAACAAGACAGAGAAACATTTTACAAACACAACTTGAAGGTTTAACCAAAACAGAGGCTGCTGGAGTTAAGGGATTACAACTAAAAAAACAAATCAAAGCCATAGACGACGCCATTGATGCAGCTTACGGAACAGGAGATACAGAGAGAACAGGACGGGCAGAGAAAGAAAACGACCCGTTAAAAGAACGTGTTGCTTTATTAATGGAGGCTAATGCTTTATATGAAGAATGGTTGAAAATATCCGGCATAGACAAAGCCAAGAGTGTGGCAAAAGCACTTTATCCTGACTTTGACCCAGACACGCTTCGTTCGGAGTTAGAGAATATACAGAAAACAGGAAGTAAAGAGGCAAGCAAAGAAGCAACCAAAGCATTAATAGGTCTTGATAAAAATACCGTTGAAATTTCATTAAGTGATGTTGAAAAACAGATTACCGAAACCATCGCAAAGTGGGATTTATTCTCTAAACTATACAAAGAATCTGGTGATTATCAATTTTCTATTAATGCAGCGTTAGAAGGTAAAGTTGGGTTTAAGTCAGTATTGGAACAATTACAGAAGGAAATAGAAGATGCGATAAAAGGAAATAAATTTGGTGTTTCGTTTAACGATATTATCAAAGCAGATGAAAGAACTGTTACGGGAATGTTTGGCGGAAAAACATCAGCTCTTGTCAAGGCATATCAAGACGAATCAAAGAAACTGTCCGATGAAAGTTTAATGCGGGCTGCCGAACTACTAAGCACTTATAAAAACTACGAACAACAACGTAGAGATATAATTGCTAAAGGAGAACAGGATGTAGCCGATTTGATTCAAAATGGAGCATCGCAAGAAGCCATAAAAGAAGCACAAAAAAGAACAGAAGAGGCTATTGCATCATTAAATTTTGAAGAGTTCAAAGGAACAGATTCGTGGATTAAGGCATTTGAAGATATAGATAGACTTTCTACGTCAACTATTGACAATATTATATCCGATTTAGAGAACTTTAAATCATCCGCAGGAAAAAACCTTAAAGTTGATGAATTTAAAGAACTCATGTCTGTTCTTAAAAAGCTAAGGAACGAATATGAATCACGCAATCCATTTAAGTCTCTTATAGAAGGAATTATTGAGTATTCTGATGCAACTAAACGACTTAAAAAGGCTAATGAAAATCTAAATATTATTCAGTCTGGTGGAAAAGTACAAACAGGATATACACCTACCTATACAACTAAAACAGATACGAGTGGAGCTATTCCTACTACAAGAAAAGAAGTAACAGGACTAACCGCACAATACAAGACACTTGGACAAGCACAAGAAGATGTTGCTAACGCAAGTAACGACGTTAAAACAGCTCAAGACAAAATAGGCGATGCCTTTAAAAATGCAAAACCATATTTAGAATCGGCTTTAGTAGCACTTGGTGGACTTCAATCAATGTTTGAATCTCTTGGAGATGACGACATGGCTGAAAACATCGGATATGCTATGGATGCTTTAGGTTCAGTGCAAAACATAGGTCAAGCATTTGCACAAGGTGGAGTTGCAGGAGGAATAATGGCTTCTTTAGGCGAAGTAGCTAATTGGGTTGGAAAGATAGCACAAGCTCACGACAATAAGCTCAATAAATCAATCAAAAAAAGCGAGGCAGAAGTTAAGAAATTAGAATCCGCTTATAAACTAATTGAGGCTTCTTTAAGTCGCTCTCTTGGAAATCAGAATGAGTTAATACAAGCGCAAAAGAAAAATCTTGAACTACAATTACAGGAGCTTAAAGTTCAGAGAGACGCAGAGGCAGCAAAGAAACATTCTGACAAAGCTAAATTGGCTGATTACGACGCTGCGATAGCTTCTGCCGAACAGAATCTACAGTATTTTGCAGAAGATGCAGCAAAAGACCTTTACAATATAGACCTTAAAGGATGGGCTTCTCAATTGGGTGATGCACTCTTTGAGGCATGGAAGAAGGGCGAAGATGGTGCAATGGCATTCAAAAAAACATCGGCTGAGATATTGGCTGGCGTATTAAATGATATACTTAAAATAGCTGTTTTAGAGCCAATGATGGAAAAGTTACGCATTATGCTGTTTGGTGAAGATGGGAAGAGTGGATTTATGAGTGATAGTAAACTTGATGAAAATGAATTAAAACAATTATCAGGTGCTATAATGGAGGGGGCTGATAGCGTAGATTCTCTTAATAAAGTATACGATGATTTGAATAATTATTTTAAGGCTAATTATGGTATTGACCTAAAAGAGGTTGGAAATAAGGCAGAAGGATTATCAAACGACATTAAAGGAATAACCGAAGACACAGCTTCATTACTTGCTTCTTATGTTAACGGCATTAGGGCTGACGTTGCTATACAATTAGACATTGTTAGGTCGTTTGTAGATTCAGATATACCAGAGATAACATCAATAGGTAAGGCACAATTGATTCACTTACAGAACATCGCTAAGTTCACAGAGAAATCATCAAAGATGGCAGAAGATATAATGGATTTGTTAAACTCTGTTTCGGCTGGTACAAAATCGTTAAAAGTAAAATAACATGAACATAAAAGAAATGAACATTGAATTAAGAAGACAGGCAAGACAATTAGGTCTTTGCGATAAGTGGTTCAATGAATGGGATTTAAACTCCGGTTATCAAGAGTTAATCGACAAGTATAAAAAAGGTATTGACTTCGCAATGGAACATAACTTCCCTTCTAATGAATTTATAGTTGATAACATAGGCAAAGAAATACTTGAAAAGAATAACATCTATGTAAACACGGAATTTTACGAATATAATCCTAAAAGTGATTGTGTTATTCTCGATAGTGAAGGAAAATTGATATTTGGTGGTTTTTCCGTAAGAGATATATATATTAATGGAGAATCAGATGTAGAGATAGAAGCTGCAGACAACTCAAAAATATTTGTAAGTATTTACGGAAATCCTTCTGTACACATAATACAACGTGGATTGGCAGAAGTTTACACGTATAATTACGGTGATGGACAAATTACTTTTTCAGGAAACGTAAATGTAGAGAAAAAATATTGAAAAAATCGTGGTTTTTTGTTTTTATTTTATTATATTTGTAGAAAAAATAACATGGCGGTAGTAGATTATACGATATTATTCCAGAAAGAAAAAACAGGGTCATCATTAAAGGATTTGGTTAATGATTTTGATATGGTTTGTTTGTCATTTCCTCTTCAACTTGACTTGGAAGCAAAGGACGTTGTTTCCGATGATTGGCCGGAAGAAGACGGGGAAGATTGGTTTGAGCCGGATGTTCTACCATTAAAGGCTTATGACATAAACGTAGAGATAGGATATTCCGGTGATAATTGGGGAACAAAGATAGAATCATTCCTTAATTACCTTACCGGTCAAGACGGAAGTGGGGTAAAGATAAAGATGTACGACGTTCATACCGGAATAGGAAGAAAAGGAGTTCGATTTGTGAGTTATAAACCTAATCTTTCTGGTTACGACGGAAAACTTATGACATTTACGTTAAGATTTAGGGTTGCAGACCCAAGAACAAAGGTAACCCCTCAATATACGGGAAGTGAAATAACTGGATTAAACTAATGAGTTGGAAAGTTTATAATAAGAGTGGCGTAGAGCTTTGTGAGATTCACAAATTAGAATATAGTGGGTCGTTTATGGGTGAGAAATTTATTACTGCATCCATAAAATCACCATACCCAATTAACTTCTCTATAGGCGATTATGTAACCTATCGTGGAGAGAGGTTTACGTTAAACTATGACCCAACAACAATCAAGAAGGCTGCCGTAAACAAGGCTGGTGATGCATTTACCTATGATAATATAAAATTCAATAGTTATTCAGATGAATTAGTGCGATGTGAATTTTTGGACTATGTTTTAAACGACAATCTGATTCATTTTTCATCCTTACCTACATTTGGATTCCACGCAGTAACCGTGCACGATTTGGCAGAAAGAATACAAGCAAATCTTGATAGAATATACACAGGAGACAGTGCGTGGACAGTAACGGCAGATGACACAAACGTAAGTGTAACAAACGTATTTATAAACGCAGACAGAATAAACGTGTGGGAAGCGTTATCATTTGCCTCTTCCGTATTTAAAACAAACTTTATTATTCGTGGAAGAACCATCTCTATAGGAACGGCAGGGAATATAATAGACGATATATTTGAATATGGTAAAGGAAGTGGATTAAACAAGATAACAAGGGTGGCAGACGCCGAACAAAAAATTATAACCCGACTGAGAGTATATGGTAGCACAAGGAACTTACCCCTGCATTACTATAAGAAATTAGGAGGAGACACCCCCTATGTTCCTAACAATATGGCTGTTAACAACCTTATGTTACCAGACTTTCCACAGACATTAAACCCATACCTTGACAGTCCGAACATAGCTACTTTGGGAATAATGGAAGGTAGTGTATTCTTTGACGGAAGCGACCCATCACTACCTGAGATATACCCATCACTTGAAGGAATGACAGCATCTCAATTAAGTGCAGCTGGCATAATAGTCAATTTAGATTCTGGAGACAACGGTAATTTGGATGAGGTAGCTGCCGATTCAGTAAATAGTGATGGCACTCCAATTACCGATAACGGTATATTTGAAGAAGGCGCAAACGTACCATCATTCAAGATAACCTTAAAAGATATTGGAATAGTTACATTTGATATAAACGATTACTTATCAGCCAACACTCCCACTATCTCAATGAAAAACGGCCTATGCGGCGGCAGAGAGTTTGAGATACTTTCATGCGTAAAAGAAGGCAACAAGTACATACTTACATGTAACAGGGTATTGGACGAAGGTATAGGACTGTATTTCCCGTATGCCTCAATGAACATAAAAGCTGGCGATAAATTTGTCCTCTTAAACATAGAAATGCCAGAGGTATATATAGAGGCAGCTTCGCAAAGATTATTATCAGCAGGACAAGAATATCTATCTAAGAATGACTATGTAAGATACACATACGAAGTTGATATTTCTCCTGTATATATGGCTTCACATCAGTCCTTGCATGACACTATTTTAGAGGGAGACTACTTACAATTTGCCGATACTGATTTAGGAATAGCCGGAAGTATTATAATAGACAACTTAAACATAAAAGAAGGAGATGAAATTATTCCGTCCTATAAAATAACCCTCTCCGACGAAAAGCAGGTTGGAACGATTCAAAGAATACAAAACCAGATTAATTACATCCTAAGTGGTGCAAATGGCTCTATTGTTGACCCTAAACAAGTAGAAAGTTTAATCAACTTAATAGGAGATAAACAATTTCTTTCTAAAGTATCAGCAGATACAGCCCAAAAGCTAATAAAGTTTCTTGAAGGGATAGAAATAGGCTCATTCAGTTCCGGACTACTTGGTTCTGGCGCAGCAATTAAGAATGTAGCAGGTACTTCGATAGCAGAGGTTGACCAATTACTTGTGAGACAAAGGGCGGAGTTCTTTTCAGTCTTAATACACGAAGCAAGAAGTGTTGGTGGTCAGTTGATTATCAGTGCAGCTAATATGTTGTGCACAAAAGTAGAAGAAACTACAGATTTTTACAGATGCTACTTTGATTCAAAAGACGGAGAGGCTACTAACTTATTTGAAAACACTGATTTTGCCCGATGTCAGATATTCACTGGAACTAAACAGAAGTTCTATTGGAGAAAAGTCGTTTCGGTAGGACAAGATTATATTGAATTAAGCAAAACAGATTGTGCTCTGAATAGTGATGTACCAGAGGCGGGAGATTCAATCTTTCAACTTGGTTCAACCGATGTAAACCGACAAGGGGCGATGATACTCTCAACCGTAGGAAACGATGCACCATCCTTCATTCAATACTCGGGTATAAACTCGTATGACTTAACAGGAAAAGAAACGACTAAATTCACAAGACTTGGTAACAGAATAGTAGGTAGTACCGTATTTCTTTCGGGCGGTCAAGACCTTGATACTTGGGTGGACGAAACATCACAAGATTTAGAAGACGTTTCTAATGAAGTTAGCGGAAAGAATACAACTTTTTTTGCTAAACCAACTTCTTATGTAAAGGGAGATACGTGGTTTCTAATGGAAGATATGGTTGTAGGTGAAATACCATATAAAAAAGGCACAATGTTGAAGGCGGTCTATTCTACTGGTTCAGACTATGATTGGAGGTTAGTATTTGAAGAAGACCCAACGCAGACCACAGATGGAATAAACCTTATAAGAAACTATGATTTAAGATTAGACATGTCCTTATGGGGAGAGGCGAGTGGATATGGAGAATTAACACCGGAAGAACTCAATGCACTTCCAACTGATTTTTACACAAAAAATCTTAACGTGATTGGAGACGAATATGGTTATAATATGGCAATAGTAACAGAAAATAACGAACTAATAACTTTATACGAATAATGGCTGAGATAAAATATATTAAAATTTCCAACATGCCAGTTGCAGAAACGACTGTTGGATTTAGTGCTTTAGGAATCAGAAAGAATATAGACAATACGGTAGATAACGTACAAGTTCCGTATTCGTTACTTATAGGTGCTACTCCTGTTATAACAGCAGAAGTAAACGAAAGTGGAGACCTTATAATGACTATTGACTATCAAAAAATACAGGAATGAAAAGAATCAGGATAGGAAATGACTTTGTCATTGACTGGGAGATAATAAGAAACGGAACATCAGAGAATTTAACTCTTATCGAAAATCCATCATTGACAGTTCGTGTTTTAGGGAAAACAAAATACGTTCCTTTTAAAATTGGAGCTGGGATGATTCAGATTGAATTTACGCCTTCAATATGCGACACATTAGGGGTATATAATTTAGAGTTTTCCTATGAAATACCAGATGAAGGATTATCTGATTTAGAAAGAAAATGTACGATAGACATTGACGCTTTTGAGATTGTACCTAAAAGTGCACTAGCAGACGATGCCGGAGCTTTTGCGTTGTCATCGGATTTAGCTATAGGATTTAAGGGTGATGAAGGAGACAGTGCCTATCAGGTGTGGCTGAATGCAGGGAACATCGGGACTGTTGACGATTATTTAGCTTCTTTAAAAGGAGAAAAAGGAGATGCTTTTACTTATGATGATTTTACTCCTGAACAACTTACTTTATTAAAAGGAGAAAAAGGAGATAATGGAGATAGCGCCTATCAGGTTTGGCTTGACGCTGGAAATACTGGAACTGTTGAAGATTTCTTTTTAAGTCTTAAAGGTGATAAGGGGGAAAGCGCTTATCAGATATGGTTAAATGAAGGCAATACAGGAACAGTGGAAGATTTCTTATTGAGTTTAAAAGGAGAAAAAGGAGATATGGCGGACATATCGATGACGGTAAATGAATTTGGAGATTTAATAGCAACAATATATAATTAAACTATGGCAACAACAATTAATTTAGGAAAAATAAGACCGTACGATGCTGGAGAGTGGAGTGCAACATACGCAGGAGGATATGACGTTTTAAACATTGTTACATACAATGGTGGAAGTTTTATGTCTAAAGTAACGGAAAACATATATCCCATAACAAATAGGACAAAGTGGATTCCATTAACAGATGGAGAAAAGATAATAGGCGCAGAAGAAGTAGTAGCAACCGACCTCAACGCATTAGCTGAAAGAGTAGCAGCTTTGGAGGCTGCATTTAGGAATATGGTAATAAGTAAGATAGAAGTTGACAGCATTGACGTTCTTAAAGATTTGAATTATCAAGGCAGACCGCTATTTATCGTGTCAAATGTAGCACCTGCGGTTGTCCCTGATGGCGTTCCGCAATTCTATATTAACACGGCAACAGGAGACCTTTATTCAGCAAAAGCAAGCGATGCAGTAAGTGATTGGATTTTAAAATAAATAAGATATGAAAAATATAAATAATTATCAGAATTTAGCTGCCTACACGGCAGATGTGAATAGACCAACCGACCAAAATACGGTAAGTCTTATAAAAGACGTTAACATTATCAAACGGCAGGGAGTGAATGTTATTGTCCCTACAATCTATTGCGCAGTGGGTGATACAGTCATCTATGATACCGTTGATTTGAAATATAAGGTTATCAAACAAGGGACGGTAAACAGAACTCTTCTTTTTCTTTCGTCAAGATACATCATAACTGGTGTTGTGGCTTCACGGACAAATACTTCGGCTTTGATAGACGCAGGGGTGCAGGTAAGCAAGCAATGGGCTGCATCATACAAAGTAAAAATGAGTGGATTCTCATTTGTTGCGGATGGAAGTTTTACTATAACAATTAATTCTACTACTACGGCAATTATTAATTATACAACAACTGACACACTTGCTACGTTAGCCGTAAAGATGCAGGACGCAATACGTGCAATAATGACTGCACATCCTGCCGGATGGACTGTAACAGCTTATGCCGACTATATAATTGTAGAACAAAATTCATACACTCCGAATGTAACTGTATTTACCTGTTCTGACACAAATGTAACTATAAATAAGTTAACAGGAAATTATCAAACAGCATTGACCGGACTTCAGACGCCGTCAACGAAAATTCACAGGAATGATGGAACTTTAGAATATTTTGCAGGTGCGAATTTTTGGAAATTTAAACAGTTTTATTCTGTAAGTGGAGGAGATTTGGTTAATCAGACTTTGACAAGTTCAGGTGTGATAAAAGAATCGAGGTTCAATGCTACGGACAATCCTATTCTGTTCAATTATTACAAGACATACGACAATTATCTACAAGCTAAAATGGTGAAGAAGTCGTATTCAAAAGGAGTTATTACGGACAAAAGCGGACAACTCAACACGCAAAAATTGGCTGGCGTGAAATACAATGACCATGACGGTACTATTTCACCTGCCTATCCCGCAGCGGATTATTGCAATTCATACGCAGTTGCAGGAACAAAACATCTTGCTGGCTCGTGGTGGCTACCATCAGTTTGGGAATTAGAACAAATTATCAGCAAGATAACTAACGGAATAACAGGCGTTGAGCTGGATGCTATGACAAAAGGATTTATCGAGGCTGGATTAACGCCTACAATTTTAGACCTAATGTATAAAAGCTCTTGTGAATATAATAGCCTGTATTCGTGGGTATATAATGGCATTACTGGTGCTTTCTATCATGCAATTGATAAATATTTATTGCATTTTTCACGTGTTATTTCAAATCTTATTCTTGAACCTTAAAACTTAAAGTTATGTATCAAAAGGAAATTAATGAGAAGTATCAGAAGATACACGAATTACGCTCTTATTTGAAATCAACGGATTACATGAATCTACGGCATGATGATGAACCGGACAAGGTGATGAGCGAAGAAGTGAAAGAAATGCGAATCAATGCACGGAATGAAATTAACGTGCTTCAAAGTGAAATTAAAGAGTTGGAAGCGTTGGAAGAGGAATACCTTAAAACAATAAATGCACATCCCAATGAAAATTACTGACAAAATGCTGCATTTTGGCATTAGCTTTTTAATCGTTTCAACCGTATTTTTATACTGCAATTTATTTGGTTTATCGCTCGTTTGGAGTTGTGTATTATCCAACGTGGTGGCTATCTCATTTGGAGTGGTGAAGGAGATAATCGACTTGAAATGGGATTGGAAAGATATATTGGCGGATGTGGCGGGAGTTGTGGCGGGTGATGTTATTATTGGAATTATACTTTTAATTAAATGAAAAGATATTTTAAATCAGATGATACCTATATTCAGGATATTGTTCTTCAACCAGGAACATATACTTTTTGGGCTTACATAAAAAGTGAGTTCGGGGATAAATATACCTTTGCTTTGGCCAATGAAGCTGATGAGTGGGAAGTCTTCGATGTAGATGTTCAACAAGGTTTATGGACAAAAGCATATATTATCTTCACAATTACCGAAAAAAAAGTAAAATTAAACCTGATAAAAAGATATTTCGACCCGTCTCATCCGGTATATGTTCTTAATCCACAAATAATAAAAGGAAACATTCCGTCCGATGCGGGAGCAAGTCCGTTCGATATAGACCAAATAACAGATGACTTGCATGATGAAATTACAAGTATATCTGATTTCACGAATGATGAGTTCGCCGATAAGGTTTTAAGTTCAGGAGAAAGAGTTTCCTTAAAGCGTGATTTAGAAACTGTAGAAGTTATCTTTCAAAGTCTAAAAGGAAGTTTTGATAAGTTAATAATTAATCCTTTTATATCAGCAGATGTCATAAATGACTTAATAACAAAATACAATGAAGTTGCATCGGCAAAGACAGTGTTTTTTGGTGTTATAAACGGTATCATAGATGGTGATGGTGTAATTTCACAAGATGAAATAGACAGTAAGAATGAAAAATTAGATGCACTTAATAATGCCATATATGAGTACAATATGGCAGAAAAGGAGATTGCCAACTCAATGGGGGAGGATTATACCCAGAAGATAGACGAGGCAATTGTAAAAGCAACGTATTGGTCAGTTAAATCAAGTTCACCTGTAATTTATAAGAATGCTTCCGATGCGAGCACAAGTGGTTCACACGTGCCTATAACTGTATCGGGTGAATTAAGAAGTGGAACAACAACTACGCAGGGAGGATTTATAACGGTTACGCCAAACGGAGAAACAGAGGCTGGTACAGCAACGGCAAGTCCTGTAACTATCGCTCCCGCAAACGGAGACGGAAAAACTTCATATACAGTCAGACTTTACGATACAGCTTCAAAAACAACGCTGCTCGACACGATGACTATCCCTGTCGTTTTCAAGGGTGCAAGCGGAGTGAATGCTATCAGTGTAGTGTTGAGCAACGAGGCAGATGTTTTACCTGCTTCACCAGAAGGAGTTGTTTCTGATTATTCAGGTTCTGGTACTACTATTAGAGTATTTGAAGGTGCAACCGAATTAGATTATGACGGAATAGGTACTGCTAATGGTAAATTTAATGTAACCGCAGGGGAAGATGAAATAACAGTAGGAACAAAAAGCAAAAGCGGATTAATGTGTATATTCGGAGATGCCTCAGACATGACTTCTGACAATGCCTCTATAACATTTATTATAACTGGTAAAACTCAATCGGGTGATTCGTTTAGTATTATAAAGAGACAGTCTTTGAGTAAAAGCAAGGCAGGAACTAATGGGGTTTCCATAACATTAGTAGATGTTGAATTTGCAAAGAATACAAACCCCACTACACCTCCAACGACAGGATGGAGTACAACATCACCCACGCTTTCGGAAGGAGAACAGCTTTGGACGAGAACAAAAACTACTTATTCAAGCGGAAGTCCTACTTATACCACTCCCGCTAATATCACCCCTAAAAAAGGAGATGTTGGTACTGGCGTTGAAAGCGTAACAGAAGAATATGCTATATCTACTTCTAAAACAGTTCAACCTACGACCGGATGGAGCACAACTCAACCCGCTTGGGTACAGGGACAATATATTTGGTCGAGAGTTAAGGTAGTTTATAAAAATCCACCTTCCACTGTTTATATGGGTTATGCTGTTTCAAGTGAATGGGAGGCTATTAATGATATTGAGATAGGCGGAAGAAACTTATTGCTAAACAGCAAGGGTAAATTTGTTGTGTCTGCCGAAGATACTGGTCAAGAAAGCGATAATTGGCAACATTATCGATTTTATTGTAATATGGCACTTAATGAGCAATATACTATAAGTGCCGACATAGAAATAGACGAAGGAAGTTTTACGCAGGTTACAGTTTATCCATATCCCGATGGTGTAAGTGCAAATGTTGATATTCCTTCAAATGGAAGGATAAAACACACATTTACAAAGACCAATGCAACGACAAATAGTGTGCTTATTTACGCCGGAATAGCTGGTGCTACAAGAGGAAATGGAATTTTTATAAGAGAAGTAAAAATAGAGAAAGGAAATAAAGCAACTGAATGGACGCCCGCACCCGAAGACGTAGAAGCTGATATTCTTAAAGCCGAAGGATATATGAAGTTTCGCTATCTAAGAGATTGGATTCAGGGAAGTTCGGTAGATAATAATAATAGGTGGAAGCGCATAAAAATTATAGATAAAAATGGATTTGATTTAGCTTTTAATAAACCGGTAACATCAAATGGAACATTCAATACTAATTATCCTGCATCGAACATTGTAGATAATAATCTGACAACTTATGCACAAATAGACGGAACATCACCTGCAACGCTGAATTACGTACAGGTTGATTTATTGCAAGTAAGAAATAATGTTGATCACGTTCAGATTCATCACTATCACGATGATGGGCGTACATTTAATTCAACAAAGACCGAAATATCGGAAGATGGTGTAAATTGGACTACTATATTCGATAGTGCTAAAAGCTGGACGTATAAGGAGACTGTTTACGGAAATACCATATCTTTCAGGACGCAGAATTTAGAAGCAACCATATTAAGGAGCGGGGCACTTTCAGATAGATTTAGTGGATTTGATGGGGGATTAGCAACGGCTGTTATCATGGAAATGAGAGAACCTTCGACCACGACCAGAGGTGATGCAACGGCTGGTTTGTCGGGAATAAAAGGAACGGATGGTGATTTACCTGCCTTTTGGGCTGGCGGAACGTATCAGAATGCATTGGACGGAGTTGCGAAAACAATATTAAACCATGATGGAAGTGGACACTTGGCTGGTGGAAATATATCATGGGATGTTAATGGGAATGCTGAATTTGCTGGGGCGATAGACGCTGAAAGTGGATATATCGGCTCTCTCGAAATAAAATCTGATGGATACATCGATTTGCCGCCTACATTTTCAGACCAAAAAGGCCGGTTAGACAATAGCGGATTAAAACTTATTTATGATGGAAGTAGTTCACAAAAGATAGAATGGTACACTGGTCTTGGAACGTTTGCTGGTAGCATACAACCAAATTATGACGGACATTTAAGAATTGAATCAAGTTTTGGAGTAAGAATTGAATCTGGTTATGATATTTATCTTGGATACGAAGGCTTGTTCAATGATATATTTATAGGGAACTCGTCCGCAACCATAAAATTTGGTGGAAGTAAATTAGACAACATTCAGAAAATAACAAATTTAGGATTTCCGCAAATGGCTTATTCAACATTAGCGATGGTAGATAATACAATTTATACTATTAATACAGATACCTCGTTGTTGGTTGTTACAAGTGCCGGGTCTAATTCTGGAATTTTTAAAATCAATGCAGGAGGAGGTGGTGTTTCTCCCACAAATGGAATGGTTAAAATTGTTTTAAATGTATCAACATCCATAGTAAGATTTAAGTGTACAACAGCGGGTTCAAACATTAAATACCATCAGATTAATCAAGAATTTCAATTAGGTGGAAACGCATTGGCTATTCTTGTATATTATGGCGGATATTGGAGAATACACATGGATTGGGGGCAATAATATTAAAAAATATAATTATGGAATTTAAAGAGCAATCTAAAAAACAAATAGTTGTTGTAAATTACGAAGTAATAAATAATGGCTATAAATATGATATAGAAGTAAATGGTTCATTGATTACGATGAAAATATACACAAATAAAGAAACCATTTTAAAGGATGGAAGTATGTCGTTTGAACAAAGTGCATTTCCTGTTGGAATTATTTCTTTACAAGATGGGAATAAAAGAATAGCCATGCATGGAGATATAGACGAACATATAAAAGTGTTTAATGAATTTATTAAAACATTATGAAAACAATAGATTTATCGAAACTACAAGTAGAGCTATTAGACGGCTCAACGATGGAATATGACCTGTCAAAAGAATTGGCAGAAGTGATATTTAAAAGTACACAGAGTTTAGCAGAACATTCGTTTTGTTTAGATTTATACAAGAATCCTGTAATTGAACTTACCGAAGAAAACAAAGCTATTATTGAGAAGTACGTTCAGGGCTACTTTAAGGCGTTTGTTCAGGTAGCATTTAAGAAACTTTTAAATGAGACTTAGTCATGCAACTATACATTAAATTCGGAAGTATAATAAAATTTCAAGAGTTACTCGATAAAGGTGATTATTTGAAAGGTGTTTTAAAGATACGAGGAATTAATGTTTACGAAATAACGACTTATGATATTTTTGAAATAATTAAGATTTTAGAAACTAACGGAGTAAATTACGAAATAAAATAATTATTATGAATTGGGAATACTTGGTATCGGCACTAATTGGGCTTATCACCGGAGGCGGTGTATCTTGGTTATTTAGAATAAAAGGAGATAAAGCAGGTTCAGAAGCAGACGCAATTGATAAAGCAGCAGACGCAATGAAAAAACTACTTGATAACGCAGAACAACAGCAGACTACTTTTAATAGAATAATTGAAGGAAAAGACAAACTTATTGAGCAGCAGCAAAATCTCATTGAAGGTTATAAAGTTGCACTTGACGAAGCAAATAAAAAACTGAAAGAACTTGAGTACAAGATAGCCGATAACGATAGAAAGATTTCCGGAATGCAAAAGATGATTGATACAGCTATAAATGATAGAAGAATAGCAGAAGGT